ATAAAAATAAAAGTAATTATAGAAACAAGTTTAGAAATAATTTTGTATATTTGCAGTGAGAAATATTTCTCAAATAATTTTAAATATAGACCTTATGAAAGAATTAAAAAATTTAGAGGCCATCCGGGAACTGCTTGCTTCTCATCCCATTTATACTTATGATTACAGCGATGGTCTTTATATTAACAAGGAAGCTACCAATATCCAGGTTTACTCAATCGACGACTCAGAGGATGAACTTTTTGCTGCTTATATCTCAGGATATATCATCACGTATGCTTCAGAGGAAGTTCTCTTTGAAAATCTCAGGGAAAACATTATTTCTCACATGGACTTAACAAAGGGTGCCGATGACCAATATTATGATGATTCACCCTCACAGGTAGAGGCTATCCTATTCGGAGTTCTTCAATTAATCCCTGAACATCAGGATTATATCATAACCGGACTCAAAAAACATCTCCGGGAATTTATCCAAGACGATGAACAAGATGAGGACATGATATCCCAATATACCAATATCTACAATGCTATCGAAAAATGGGAATCAGACCACCACAGGGTAACAGAAATCTTCCAACAACTTGCAGTATTAGAATTATTTAACCAACTAAATAAATAATCACTATGGTAAACTTATATAAATTACTCAACGTACTGGAACAGGGCATGTCTCTGTTCCAACTTAATAAATGGAAAACCGAAGGCATCTGGTATCCAATCACCCAATACAAAAAGGAATCAGATGAAATACAGGTAGTAACTAACCTATTTGTTGCTGACCAGGAACAGTACCATATCCAACTATCTGGGAATTATCCAGAAGAATCTGAAGACTGGAACAAGTTTCTAGAGGAAAACCAATGGAAAATCTATCCCTTACTTGCAAATATAATGCAAGTCTTCTTGCCCACAGGGAACTACCAATTATTCTATACTCGATATCCACAGGGATTCATATCCATAATCGCTAAGCCCCATGATAAGTAAAGAACTCAAATCACAATTAAGTATTCTTAAGGAAACTAACCCAGAATATATTCAAACCCTAAAGGATGCCGTAACGGCATCCTATAAGGCAGAACTTCAGGCAATCAAACCCAGTTCTACCGAAGAAGAGGAACAACTCAATATCGAACTCAAGGACATAGTATTAAAAATACTATTTGGGCCTTTCTATAACTATTTTGTATCAGAATACGTAGTATCAGATACTATATGGGAAGAACAGGATAAACTAATCGAGGACTTATATTATTACTTCAAATCATGACACCGTATATTCAACAACAACTTAAAAAGCTATGTGATAATCCAAATTGGTATGACGATATGCTCATCTTATGGGATAAAAACCCAAGAAATCAAAGGGAAGCTATTTATAACTACCTTTCTCATGTACAACTAAATGGGTTACTAGAAAACACTCAGATAGTTTTTACATTCATAGATGGCTACATGAAACCAGCTTTCTATTTCGAAATTCCCAGAGATACCAATCGATATCTTATACTGGGAATCCTCGATGAAGCAGGTTATCCTCATTGCTGCCTATTAGGCCAACCAAAACAAATGTTTAACCCTCAACTCAATTAACATCATGAAACCAACAATAACAGTAAACCAATACCCAATCGGATGGGAATGGTTAGACAGAGTACCTCTAGAGGACTTTAACTGGCTAATCGAAATATTCTCTACCATGACCGATAATACTGATACTTATGACTTTGTAGGATATACAGATTCAGAAACCTTACCAGGACATCTGAAGAGGGTATGCTCAGTAGACAAGATATCCTTAGCTAACTTCCTAAACGAGGACCAAGGCTATGAATCAGGTATATCCATGTACGGTCACTACATAGCATGTAAATGCTTAGACATATCCTCAGAAAGGGAATACATTAATCAGTATACCGATATAAGAATCCTAACCAATGAAATAAAACCATGCTAACAAAAGGGAAATTCCTGGTATCTTTCGAGGTACCAGGTCACACTAAAGAATACACAGAGGGATTCACAGAGGAAATGGTAATCCCATACAGAACTGAGGAACTTAACCCATACCTAAGGTACCCCAACCAAGAGATAAACAACAACCACCTCCACTCCGAACACATCAGATTACAGATAAGAGAAATATTACAAATCCCACTAAGCGATATAACCATAATCGATATAATATCACTACCATGAATATCATCTATCACATAATCCGAATAATCCTATCCGTAGTCACCATCCTAACCCTCATACGCAATGAGAAAATATACCAAGCCTACAAGTACACCCACCCAACAAACAAATTAAGGTATATAATATCACAAACCCTAATACTAATCCTATACACCTCATCACTAATCTTAGTATCCTACACATATAGGATTATACTAACCCACCTATAACCCAATACTCCCCTACCCAACACAAAAATATAAAAGAAAACCTTAATAGTGCTAACTAAGCTACCATCCTAACTAAGGTACATATAATAAAATACCTAATACACATATACCCCTTATTATACTACATACATGATCAATATACCATAATACATATATCAAGGTACCGCCGGGGGTTTTGGGGATTTAGGCAAACAAGGCAAGTGATAACCCTCTACTATACAAAGCCACTCAACTCACTATATAGCCACTATACCATATAGCTCTACTACACACTTTAAAGGCAAACTCAAAAAGGCCTAAAAAGGCAAATAAATCCGACCATTAATGGCCTCTAAATCCGATTGCCTTGAGTACCCTTTATATGTATTATATTATAGATTGCATTCAAGGTAATTCGAAGGTAGGGGATTATATAATACAGGTATGTTATGTAGCTTCTATGTATGTAGGTAGTATAGCTTTAGTACATCGTCGATTAATGGCCATCACAATTTACCTTGATTACCTTCACCAAGTTATTATATTAGGTATTATATAATAAGTATTGGGTTGGGGATTAGGTAAATAGGGTATTAGGTTTTAAGGCTAAATGGTTTATAGGATTTAAGGCCTTCATGGGGCATATTTAGGTAATATTCCTAGTAAGTATGTAATTTATTTGCTTAGTATTTATATTAGCATTATTTGTAAAGCTCTAGGACAATTTTGTGATTTAGGTACCCCTAAATTACCAAGAACCATTAGGTATTATATAATATAGGTTATAGGTAGGGAAGGTAAATGGCAATCTCCATTCATGGCCTCGGGGGATTTAGAGGGATAAAGGCAATTTAACCTTCAAGGCTATTAAGGACCTCACAAGGCAATTAAGGATATTGCATATATAATATATTATATTTATATTTGCATCAGATAAATAAAGTATTAATAATTAAAAACCCATTACCTATGAACACAGAAGAATTATCAAACCGATTAACACAAATCGTACAGGGCATTACTAATACTCACCCTATTAGGATTAAGGCTACTATCGAAGTTTTCCTTGAAGAATTTGATCCAAGCCAGAACTATCTTCTCTCTATTTCAGATATAGAAGGCTATGAGACCCAATTTATCGAATTTGAGATTTGGGACGAAAAGGATGGCCCTATACCTGGTATCAAACTTTTCAAGGATCTCAACATTTACCTTGAACGAGAATATTGCGAATACTAACCAATTAACCCAGAGAGCCTAACTAAGGTACCTGGGTTTTTACTTACGCTAACTTAGTAAGCCATTATAGGCTATCCTAATCTCTATAGGCTTACCATAGTCCCTATATGGCCTTATTGAATTAGGACCTAATAGGTTTATAGAGGGCAATAATAGGGGTATAGCTAATCGGCTTTAATTCTTTATCACCTTAGTCGATTAATGGCCTTCAATATACAGGTATATAATACACTCTCAAGAGGACAGGCATAGGCCATATAGGAATATCCATATACATATCATATATGCCCACTACAAGGCGTGTGAAGATTACCCTTGTGAACCCCCAAAATTAAGTGCAAATATTAAGTGCACAATATTTTCTATTTTATGAATTTTTCACAAAAATAATTTTGAAAATAAAAATATTCATTTTCTCAAAAATTTTCTTGAAAATGTTTGTAGATTAAAATAAAGTTCGTATCTTTGCAATGTGAGAAAGCGATATTTGAAAGATTTTATTTAAAACTTTTTTAGAAAATTATTTTCTAAAAATTTTGTAGATTAAAAAATAGTTCTCTTATATTTGCAATACAGAAATGAAATAAATACTACCTTATTAGAATAGTTTAAAAAGTCTTGAAAGTCTATTTGAAAAGGTAATAAAAATAATAAATAATAAAACTTTCAAGCAATTTAATTATGAAAAAGCAAATTAATAACGTGAATGTAGAAAAAGCAAGTGCAAACGCAAAAGCAAATAATTTAATTGCTTTAGACGTATTGAAAAGCGTAAAAGAAAAAAATGCAGGACTTTTCAAAACCTCTTTAGGGACAAAAACAGAAATTTACAAAAAAGAACTTTTTGAGGGTGCAAACGAAAAACAAATTAAATCGTTACGCAAAAAGTTTAGAAACGTAACTTTCAATTTTCTTTCAACGATTGCAACAAATGCAGATAAAAAACTAATTGATGGCTTTATAGACTTTTATAAACAAGTCTATGTTTTAAACGATTTTTCTTTTTCTTCGATTGCAAGCGAAAACACTAAAGAAGAAAAGAAAGAGATATTAATAAAAGGTCTCGAAATCGTGAAAAAATCAATGAAATAAAAACAAATCAGAGTAGGGAAATATTTCCCTACTCACTTAAAAATAAAAGTTATGATATTAAATATATTTTTATTTGTTGGTGTAACTTATTTAACAATTCAATGCTATAAGGATTTAAAAGAAATTTTGAAAGACGATAAAGAAACATTTAAAGATTGAAAGAAAGCAAAGGGACAAACATTTTTATTTGTCCCTTACTTTTTATTTTCAAATGTTAAATTTAACGGAACCGTAGTCCGTTTTTAGTACCAGGAAATTTTAGGCTTTCGCTATAAGAGGTACCTTGAAGGCAAATACTCATTTTAGTACCACAACTTTCGAAGCCTTCGCATTAAGGGCATGCCCAGATATCCCACACCACACATGCCCACATAACACACAGAGAAACCAGAGAATAAAACATCCCTGGCTCTCATCCACCTTATCCCTCTGGTAGATTACAATATCAAAGTTCTTTCTATAAACCAAACTTAAAAGAATATGGAAATAATAAACTTTAGATCAGTGGAGAGATCCACCCAAGATGTATCTGTTACCATCAATAGTGGTAACTCTGAGAGATGGAATATCCAATCCCAGAAAACTAAATATGTAAATGGCAAATCGTCCGGAGTTATTGGGATTGGATATACTGCTAGCATCAATAACTCTGACTATCTTTTAGAAGAAGACAAGAGTAACAATCAGATTCAGATTACTGCACAAAATGACGGTACTTCTGGGCTTTGTATACTTACACAAAATGAATCTGGTAATAAGATAAATCTACACCTTACTACTCCTGAAGAAAAAGAATATTGGGAAATACGCTTTAATCCTATAACCATCAGTGGAGTAGACACAAGTGCTTTTTTTGCTGTAGATACCAATATTAGTGGCGAAGGTGGATCTATGGCTGAGAGTACCCTAAATAAGAATTGGATAGTAAATCAAAATAGACATACGATTAATGTCTACATATCTAATATGTACCCGGGAAATTTCGACATGTTGTCTTGGTCCTGCCTTGATAAGAATGGTAATGCCTTTAGCCCTAACTACGATTTACCAAGTAATTCATACTTTACAATAAAAACAACTGGATTGGGTTCCTATACTCTTACAAAAGTTTCAACTCCCTCTGTTAGTAGTGGTACTCTTATACTCTCCAGTAGGTTTAACCCCACTAAAAAATATCCATTAGATTTGAACTTTTATTGGGGAGCTCCAACCTAAGACTTATATTGAGATTAAGATAATATCCCAATTATAAAAGCAATTACCCAGAATATAAGAGCCAGTGTATATGCAACAGAATACCTATGCCAGGGATACCAGCAGGTAATATAAGAATCTGCTTTTAGTATTTCTGGATGTTCTTCTTCGTATTTTTTATCCTCTTCTCTAGCATTATATTTAGCCAAGATGAAGAAAGGTAAGAATACGAAGAAGATTATTAAAGCAACTGGGAATAAGAGTAGGAGAATTATCTCCCACCCTTGCATTGATGTCCCAGCATAATTACCATCTCTGTCAAAAAAGTATCTCATAGTAATTTGTATTTTATGTATCTGATTAATAGATAAATCGGAAATAGAGGTAATACTATCCATACCGAGATGAATAAAACGAGAGAGTGTATTTTGTGAGTATAGGGTAAATAATCCAAGCAAGCCCTTACAAAAAATACCGTGAATGGCAAACATACCAAGTAAATTATCGCTAATACTGTAGTCATTGTTCTTTGAGGTATTTGTTAATAATCTTGGTAAGCTTCTTATCAAATTCAATCATCATATCGAAAGCTTTCGAATCTTTCATACTTTTCATTTCCTTGTCAAGGAACTCTATGTTTCTCTTAATCGAGAAATAAGCCTTATATGCAAGGTAGGCTTTCTCATGTTCTTCTGTGAGAGGAAGAACATCTCCTTTTTGCCCATCCAACCTTGGATATATATTATCAGGACCGAGAGTTCTTGCAACTTTTACCCGGTTACTGAGCATTGCAAATCCACCTTTCTTATCGATGGATTCTACTGTTACTTTCTCTGTGATGGGTCTTCCTGATAATACGAAGATAACTTCATCACCTTCTTTGAGCTTTTTAGCTTCTTTCTTTTCTTTTTTCATATCTATTTTATTTAGAAATTTTCTTTATGCAAATATACGAAATTATTCTTTATTTATTGCATTATCTATTTTATTTTTTATAAATTCATAGGCATTGCCCCGGTAATCCTCTAGCATTTTGTATTCCTGTGGAGATAGAATTACTCCGTTTACTTTAAAAGCATCTCTTAGATGCTCCGGTATAGTGCCCTGGTGAGTGATGTTATTATAACGGATGATGAAAAGTTTCTCTTTATCTTCATCTATAACACCAAGAGTGTTGACTGGTTGGAGTTTAGTTTGGTAAATTCCCCCAAAAGCAGAAGGTACCATTAAAATACTTCCCGGTATTCTAGTTATCCAATGGGAATAATCGGGAGTAATTACGGCAATTTTCTTCTCTTTTTCAAGTTCTTTATCATAAGCTAATCGATTAAACCAAAAAGCACATTTAAAACAAACTTGTTTTCTTGCCATAAGTTGAGGGATTTCCCGAGTTTCATCAAATTCCTCTAAATTAATGGGCTTGCCACATATCTGGCACTCATTTTTCTTGTCCATATTGCATTATTTTATAAGTTATATATGATAATAGAACCTCGAAACATCCTAAAAATGGGTTATAAGCAATACTTTTGTTACTAAAATTGAACCATTAAAACTGATAAGTTATGGATAAACTAACAAATGAAATGATTAAAGACCTTGCTATTCGCTTAGGTCTAGAACCTGCTCTATTGAAAGCTGTTCAATTGGTAGAAGCAGCAGGTAGAGATGGGTTTTTAGCTGATGGTAGGCCTCAAATCCTCTTTGAGGGTCACATTATGTACAAAGAAGTACATAAGAAATTCCCTGACAGAGATTTAGCTTACCTTTGTAAGAGATATTCTACGATTTTCTTCCCTAAATGGGATAAATCGAAGTATTTGGGAGGTGTACACGAGTATAAGAGACTCGAATTAGCCAAAGAAATTGACGAAGAATGTGCATTGAAGTCTGCAAGTTGGGGAATGTTCCAGATTATGGGTTTTAACCACCATCTTTGTGGGTGTAAAGATGTCTTCGAATTTGTTCACAAGGTGTCAGAATCTCATGCGAATCAACTAGAATTAATGTATCACTTCATGTATAATTCTGGTTGTTTGAAAGAACTCAAAGCAAAAGACTGGGCTGGCTTTGCCAGAAAATACAATGGTCCCGGGTATGCCCAGAATGCCTACGACCAAAAACTAAGAAATGCTTACGAAAACTTCAAAGATAAATTATGAAAAGATGTCATTTTAACAGCTGGGTAGCAAAAGTATTTCTTTTCCCCAGTTACAAAGCAATTACTCTGGTGTATAACTCATTCTTCAAACAAAAAGTAGAAGAGTGTAAACCCGATGATATCAATCATGAGTGTATTCATCAGGTACAACAGATTGAATGTAGTATAGTGGGTTTAGTACTCGGTATCATACTCTGGTTATCATTTGGTATATCCTTTTGGTGGGTAGTGGCTCTGACTTTTGGATTCTTCTACCTTTGGTATATCATCGAATATCTAATCATCATGTGTTTTGCCAAATGGGATAAACAGAATGAAAGATATCATGATGTAAGTTTCGAAGAAGAAGCCCACAATAATGATAAGAATCTGAGCTATCTGGAAGACCGTAAGCCATTTGCTTGGATTAAGTACATTAAATTGAGAAGCTACAAGAAATGAAAAAATTAAAAGTATTAGGGGTGTCTGCTGGTGCAGGCATCCTTTTGTTCCCTTTTAGAAAGAATTTGATAGCTAATATAGAAACTCGAGGAGTATTTTATACTAAAGGCTTAGAGCAGTGGAAATTGAACTTTGGTGGTATACCATATTATAAAGATGAAACCTTCCCAGATTGTAAGCCAGACATCATACTTTCAAGTCCAGACTGTGGAGCATCTTCTATTATGAGGCTTTCAAAAGTAAAAGAATTGGGCAATCCCCAAGAGAATAAATCCCTGAATCTAGTAATTCAATCAATCTTACATTATAAACCTAAGATATTTCTTATTGAAAACTTACCTCGTTTGCTATCTTTGCTCCCAAAAGAATATCTTCAAAAAACTCTTGAAGACTATAAACTTATTTTTCACGAAAGAAGCGTTTCTGACTACGGTAACTCACAGTTATCACGAAAGAGATTACTTATCATTGGAGTACATAGAAAAACTGGTAAGAAATACTTGAATGCTTTTGATGAAGTATTTCAAGTAAAAACTCCAACAACTACTAGAAATCTACTAAAACCACTCACATTCTCTCAGGAAAATAATACTAACCAGATCCCGTTTATGAGTAAAACTCTGGCAATGTATGATTATCGAAAGCTTCCAGAGAAGAAGAATCTCACAGTAGCAAAGATACATAGACTCTGGGTTAGGGATTTCAAGAATGAAAAGAAGTGGCCTATCAAAACTGCAAAGATGAGTACTCTTCCAGGAGTGTATCGATTGGAGTATGATAAACCTCCCTTAACTCTCAGACCTGCAGATAGGCAATTCAGACCTGATGGTTATCCTTTGGGAATCGAAGACTTCAAGGCAATTATGGGATTCCCAGATAAATTCAAAGTTTACCTTCACAAGAATGGTGATACCTTCGAAGGTGATTTTAAGGATTACCATTATTGGCTTAACAAGGCAAGATATACAATTGCCAAAGGGGCAGTAGGTGAAATAGGTTATTGGTTTAAGGAATGCCTCAAAAAGGCAAATACCAAGAAACCTTGAGTTTCAGCTTTATATAAAGTCTTATATAAGTTTCTGGGGTGCCTTGAAATATATAGATATATAATATACTACGTATATATATCTATATATTTATCTGCGTATATATAGCTATTCATATATCATATCGTAAGTAGTATATTTGGATATTATCTCACTTCGTTCGATAAAGGTAATCGCTAAGCGATTACCGAATAGATAGTATCATTAAAGCGTGCGAACTTCCTAAAATTTTTGAACATGAAGAATTTAAAGAAGGCCTTGTTCATTGTACTTCTAGGATTTACTATTTACCTTTGCTTCAGGAATTACAAACTTTCTCGAGAGGTTGATTCCCTGGAACTAGCGGTCAATGAAATCCCAGATACAGTATACACAGAGAAACCCTTCAAACCAGAGAAGAAGTACTCAGAAAAAGTTGAACCAGGTAAAATCTTAGTTCATGATAATAAGCAGCCAACTCTCTTTCCTGATTCCATACTAAGGCAGCCAGTTATCAGTAACCAAGATTCCCTGGTTCAAATCGTTTTGAAGAAAGATAAGTTGAACTTAAGTCTGTTCAATAAGGAGACTAACACTTATTCAACTAGACTATTCCCAATCGACTTAGATAAGTACAACTACAACTGGTATGAAGGTCAATTAACTCGAAAGAAAGTTGCAAGGTTATCACTTAGTCCATACGTTTATGGCAAATACAGACCTTTCAATAATCTCTTCGATATGGGAGCTGGTCTTTCAATCAAGACTAAGAGATTTAATTACAAATTCGGAGTCAATACCTTTTACTATCCGAAGATAAAATCAGGGATGGGTACTGACATCGAATTTCAAATAACATATAACTTTTAAGTAATGGCAAAGACTATCTCAGAAACTAGAACTACATTAACTCGGGAGGAGCTATCAAACCTATCCCGAGTTTCTAGTGATGTTTTCTTTTTTAGCCTTTTTTGCTATGTGATACATCCAGTAAGAGGAAAGGTAAGATTCGATTTATACCCATTTCAGAAATCTGTTCTCTACAATTTCATTGCCCAACGATTCAATATCATTCTCAAATTCCGTCAGGCAGGAATTACAGAACTTATTTCAATGTACTGTCTTTGGTTGGCGATGTACCATCCCAACAAAAAGATAAACATTATCTCTATCAAAGACACAACTGCTAAGAAGGTGCTTAAGAAGATTAAGTTCATGTACAAGAATCTTCCATGGTACCTTCAAACTCCCATAATCAATGGTAGAGCTGGAGAATACGGTTCTGCTTCCATGATAGAATTTGATAATGGGTCATTTATTGAATCAATTCCGACATCATCCGAAGCCGGTCGTTCGGAATCCCTTTCTCTTCTGGTAATTGACGAGGCAGCAGTAGTAAGATGGGCTGCTCAAATTTGGGCTGCTGCATTCCCTACTCTTTCCACTGGTGGAGCTGCCATCGTCAATTCCACTCCCTATGGAGTTGGTAATTTCTATCACTCAACTTGGGTAGATGCCATTGCAGGAGGTAATCCTTTTAACCCAATTCGATTATACTGGCAAATGCACCCAGAACGAGATATCAATTGGTATAACCAAATGTCTTCTGCTTTGGGAGCAAAACGAACTGCACAAGAAATTGATGGTGACTTCTTATCATCTGGTAATACAGTCTTCGATTTAGCCGATATTAAAGCTATCGAAGACTGCCTTAGTGATTACCCAGTTATTAAGAAGAGATTTAATGGTCAATACCGACAATTCTGTGAACCCGAATCAGATAAAGAATATTTCATTGGTGCAGACGTTTCAACTGGTAGAGCTTCTGACTACTCTTCATTTACTTGTATGGATAAGCTAGGAGAAGAACAAGTAGTATATAAGGGAAGAATGGCAGTGGGAGCTTATGCTAAGTTACTTGGTGATACTGGGAAGTTGTTTAACTGGGCAATAATAGCTCCAGAATCCAATGACGTTGGTTTATCAGTAACTTCTAAGCTTCAAGACGAAGGCTACCCTAACCTTTACTACTACCAGAAGATGCTAAAGAAAAAAGGTAAAAGTAGACCTGAAATGGATAAATCCCCTGGTTGGTTAACCACCCAAAAGAATCGTTCAGTGATAATAGAGAACTTGGAAGAAGATATTCGATTAGATCATGTAATCATTAAGGATCCATTCTTTGTACAAGAAGCTTATACTTTCATCTATGATGGTTTAGGTAGACCTGTTGCAATGGGTAAACATAGGGCTAACAATTCAGCTGTAGATGTAGACCTTGAAGGAGACGTATATGCCGATGATGATATCTTTGGAAAAGCAATATGTAATCACATAAGGAAAGGAAAAACTAACGTAATCGTACAACCAAGATGAAAAAGTACTTCAATTTTAGTTGGGGTTGGGGACGTAAGAAGGACCTTCCCAAGAATGGTACATCCTCTAATAAAGAGGAGAAGCCTGCCACATCGATTTCGCCTGGTAGGGTTTCAGTTGACGATGATAGCGATAACTTAATTACATCATTACAAGGGTTGACTAAATTAGTTGAACCCTCTTTTCGTGTTGATGTGATACCTTTAATTCGGGATTTATATAAAGTAAATCCTGATATGGGCATCGCATTGCAAGATATGTTTAAGTTAGCTAACACCAGTCATACAGTAACTTTCCCTAATAATACCGATGAAGAGGCTTCAAAGATGAGAGAACATCTTAAGAAAGCCACCAAGGGATGGACCAGATATACTGCTGGTATAGATGGTTTAGTTAATAAAATGATTGTTCAACTTCTTGTAAGTGGGGCAATATCTGTAGAAGGCGTACCAAATGACAAGCTTGATGGATTGGCTACTGTATTATTCCTTAAACCAGAGCATATCAAGTTTAAACGGGAATTAAATGGGGTGTATGCTCCTTACCAAAAGAATATAAATTTCTTTGTTAAGCAACAAGATTACATTAAGCTTAACCCAGAAACCTACTTCTATGTTGGTATGTTCAATGATACGGATGAACCTTATGGAGTTCCTCCATTTATGCCTGCATTGGATTCTCTCAAAGGACAAAATGATATGAAGATTAACTTCAAACATATCATGGAGATTTGTGGTATGGTTGGTTTCTTAGAAGCTAAGATGCAGAAATCTCCACAAAGGCCAAATGAGAGTATCAAATCTTATGAATCCAGATTATACCATGAACTCAATATCCTTAAACGTAATGTTAAAGAGGGTATGAAGGATGGGGTAGTTGCTGGTTACATAGATGACCATGAATTCAAACTAAATTCTACTACTAAGGAGCTCGGTAATATCGAGAAGCCTTGGAATATGAACCAACAATCTGTAGCAAATGGGTTGGGAGTTAATGGCTCTATCATTGGGGTATCATCTACTACTGGTGAAGGTGCAACTGGTATAATGCTGTCTAAGATGATTAGCCAGTTAAAAAATATCCAAATGCTTGTAGCTTATGTATTAGACCGACTTTATTCTCTAGAACTGCGTCTGGCAGGCTTTAATAATAAGGGGATGAAGATTGATTGGGGAACTTCTACAGTTTCTGATGAAGTTAAAATCCAACAAGGTCTTCAGTATAAGATACAGAACCTTGACTTATTATATAAGGCTGGTATCATTAGTCAAGAGCAATATGCTTGGGCAATGGGTTATGATTCTCCTGATGAGAAAGAACCAAGAGTTTCACTTGAGGACCAATTTGCTAAGGGAGGTAATACAGACCCCCAAGAAGGAACTAAGAAGAAACAAAGGCAAGATGATAAAAACCAATCTGCTCGTAGGTCAAGAGATAAGAATAACCCGGCTCCTTCTCGAGGAGACCAAAATACTAAAGCAAGATGAGTAAATTCACAAAGAAAAACAAAGAGCATCTTGATTCTATGGTGATAGGTCAAGGCCATACCATTATGGCTGGGTATATCCCAGAAGCAGTGGGAGCCAAGGCTTTCTCAGAGAATTATTACAAATGGAAAAATCCTACACCGGATTCCATTGCTCAATTTGGGTTTTGGGGAGGGGATATAGATTATAATACTTACTATCCCAACCTAGACAAATCGGAACTAACTCCTAAGGACGAAGAGTTTATCGAACCAATGTTCAGATTACTTTCAGAAACGATTGTATCTAAGAATTGGAACCCGACAGACTTTGGTCAGAATGGAGTACTAAAGGCTTCTATGAAGATGTTGCTTGGTCAAACAGTAAACTGTGACCATGAAACCAACATCGGTAATGCTATTGGTGCTGTATCACAAGTAATGTGGCAGGAATCCTATAAAGACGGTAGCTTTACTATACCCGCTGGTATCAACGGTATTCTGAAAATCGATGGTAAGGCAAACCCAAGAATTGCTAGAGGCATCCTTATGGAACCTCCTTCAATTCATAGTAATTCTGTTACTGTACAATTCAAGTGGGATAAATCTCATCCCCAAATGGAAGATAATGAATTCTATCAGAAACTTGGTACTTATGACTCTAAGGGAGTTATGGTACGTAGAATGGTTACTGAAATTGTTCGTTACCTTGAGACTTCCCTGGTTTCACATGGGGCTGATTCATTTGCCCAGAAAATTGGTTCGGATGGTAAAATCATTAACCCAACATTTGCCAAAAGAACTTGGGCATCCTATGAAGAATATAGGGATGATAAATCGAAGCAATACTTCTTTACTGATTATAAATCAGATTTAATATCATATCAAGAAAAGAACGATACTCAGGGTTCTTTTAATGATAATGATGCCAATGATAATCATTCAAATAAAAATAACATGAACGAAGAATTACTAAAATTTCTTGAAAGCCTTTTTGGGGATAACATGCTTACCCTGGAAGAAGGTAAAGAGATGAATCAGGAAAATGTAATTGCCTGCATTCAGACTTTGGTATCATCCAGAAACGAATTGCAAACTTCGGTAGATAATCTTACTACAGAGAAAACTTCTCTTACGGAACAGATTACCAACTTGAATGCCGAAGTAGCTAACTTGAAGGAAATGGCAACCGTAGGAAAGAATCACATTGCTTCTCTACGTGAAAATGCCGTAGAAACCTACAAGAAGTTGATGGGTGATAAGGTAGATGAGACAATCGTTACGATGCTCAATGCCGAGACTACTGGTATTACTACTCTTATTTCCTTGACCAAGGATTACCAAGCTCGCTTGGAAGAGAAGTTCCCTCTCACTTGCTCAAAATGTGGTTCTAAGGACGTCAACCGTGCTTCCTCAATTGCTGAGGATGATACCGAGGGTAAAACTGGAACCCAGGGTACTGATACCCAACGGAATTCAGAATCTCCGAGTACTAAGAATGTAATCGATAACTTGTATCGAAACAAAATCAAATAACTAATATAAATAATCCGCGTTATGGAAAAAACTAAAATCGTAAACGACCCTCAGCAACTTACTCTCTTTGGGGAAAGAACCCCGAGAGCGGTGATTTACAAAAGTGAGTCACACAAATTGCACCAGGCTTTCAATGTTAAAGCTGGAGAGAAAATCGTACAGGGTATGCCAGTGGCTTTGAATGAAGAAGGTTTGATTTACCCTTGCACTGATACAGCTACTCAAGTTTATTTGGGTGTAGCAGTAACGGATAACGTTAACCCTGCTTATCAACCTCAAAGAAATTTCCCGGTAGAGGTAACAGTAGCTATGGAAGGTTACATGATTTGTAACTGGGTATCAAACGAAAATATCGAAGCTGGCTATGTAACTCCCGATGGAGAATTGCTTAACGATAGATTCGTAAAAGCTAACCAAGCAACTTCAACCCCGTTCATTGCCCTTAATCCAGCAGAAGAGGCAAATGAGGTAATTCAAGTACTCATCAAATAAGAGAAAAGAAGTTATGGAAAATAAAATAGATATTACAAAGTTGAAGGCTCAGGATTTTATGAATGAGCTGCCGGAAATGGTAAGAAGCTTGGAAGTTGTTCGTTCCGGTTCACAGGACAAGAAGCCTGTAGAGGTAACTTTTGGAGAATTGGTTACCGGTAAATGGGGTATTTCAGAAGATGAACTTTTTGAAAAGATGGGCATCAATCCAAAAGTGGACACGATGCAGAACATCTTTACAATGCCCCAACAGAATATTCGTTGGATTGTTCCGGAAATCATCCGTGCTGCTATCACATTGGGTATGCGCCAGGCTCCGTTCTATCCAAATATCATTGCATCTGACCAACCAATCAATGGTTTACAAGCAATCATGCCGATGGTTAACATGTCGGATGCTGCCCCTGCAAAGGTTAATGAGGCAGAAACTATCCCATTGGGTGATGTTAGCTTCGGACAGAAATCAGTTAGCCTCTTCAAAATCGGAAAAGGTTTCAAACTTACTGATGAAGTTCGTAACTATGTTTCTCTCGATGTCTTGGGAATTTACCTTCGTGATTTTGGTGTTCAGTTGGGTTATGCTCTGGATACTCTGGCTATGGACGTTGCTATCAATGGTAACAACCCTGATGGCTCTGAGTCTGCCCCGGTAATCGGTGTATACGAAACAACTAATGGTATCACTTACAAAGACCTTCTGCATATTTGGGTACGTGCTGCTCGTATGGGACGTAACTTCCAAACTATGATTGGTGGTGAAGACCAGGCAATCGAAATGCTGAACTTGCCGGAATTCAAGGATCGTCACTCTGGTACTACAGAAGCTACCCTGAATGTTAAGTCTCCTGTTCCCAAGAATGCTGACTTCTACATTCACCCGGGTACACCCGACCAACAGTTGCTGTTGATTGATACATCTGCTGCCTTGATTAAGCTTACTGCTCGTCAGTTGATGCTTGAATCTGAAAGAATCGTTTCTAACCAGACTCAGGCAATCTATGCAAGCTTGACTACTGGCTTCTCTAAGATGTACCAGGATGCAACTCTGTTGCTGGCTGCTGACAAGAAGTTCTCAGAATTCGGTTTCCCCGAGTTCATGAACGTAGACCCATATTTGATGGTTAACCTAGAATAATAAGGGACGTCCGGTTTCATCTATATAAATTCCCTGAGAGGGTAGGTAACTAAAAAGACCTATCCTCTCTTTAATTAATCATTTTTAAATCTTAGGAAATATGGCTAAAGATAAATATACAGTAACTGTGGGACCAAGAGCTTACAGTTTTCATGACCAATCAACTGGTATTACCGTTTGTAGAGGAGAAGACAAGGAACTCTCTCGTCGTCAATTCCGTGCACCAAAGATTCAGAAGGCAATTGCCTCTGGCCATCTGATTATCATTGCTGATAAATCAGAAATCGAAAAGTATTCAGAGGCCGACATCGAAAAGTTGGATAAGAGACTGAATGCTCAGTTCAAGAAAGGCATGACTTTGGAAAAGCTTTCAAAGGGATACTCTCTTGAAGAACTGAAGCTGGTAGCTGGTTTACATGAAATCGTTGCCGAGAAAGATGATACAGTAGAAACACTTCTCCAGGCTTTACTGGAAGAATTCGAATCCTCTTCTAAAGGGTAATATATGAAAATTACATAAGACAGACTAATATGAATAACAATCTGGACTTTTTGTACATTACGTCAGGTCTGGAAGTTTCATTCAGAGTCATATCCAAAGTCCCGGCCAAATCCATTTTTGACTGGGACTTTGGCGATGATAAGGGAGAGGTTTTCAATGGTGGAAGACATGTTTCCTATTCTTATGAAACTCCCGGTTTTTATACAGTTACCTTACACGTAACTAACTCTGCCGGTTTAGACCTTACCGTAGATAAGACTCTGGTAGTTTGTGATTATGGGCATACGGCATTAGCCGATACAATATATAACTTAATTGATTACTACATACCTTCAGAAATATCCGATGGTATGACCAGGGAAGAGAAATCTATATACATCACTAAATGGCAATATTATATTGGTCCTCTAGTAAATCACTTAATTCCTGCAGATAAGTATACTGATGAATTATGGTATGAAGCACTAGAAAATCAATTAATAATGGAATTGGCAGCATGGGACTTTCTCAATGTGAAGATACTTAATTTATTAACAAGTACTTCAGAATACCTAAGTCAATTAACCTCTACCAAAGAACAAACTGGTGATGGTACTTCTAAACCCGAACTTGCCCGAGGTGATAGGATAAAACAAATCACTACTGGGCCTACTGAAGTGCAATATTATGATACCTTGGCAGATGCTACAAGTTCCCTATGGAAAACACTTTCTCAAGCAATGCAACCAGGTGGATTAATAGATGAATTAAGGAAGAACCTTTGTATGTTAGCTTCACGATTGGAAATCTACTTACCATTCTGTGATGAAGTATTTAGAACCGTAGTCCCAAAAGTAGTTAACAGAAGGCAACCTGGAGTATTAGATGGGCCAAATCCAAGTGCTCCAGTGAAAGGTGGTAAGAAATCAATTCTAACTAAGTTATGACAAAAGAACCCTGGAGAATGGTAAAGAACCGCTCTTGGGATAGATACAAGAAAATTATCACTGACTTCTTAGATTGGGATGCCGGTAGACAAACAATCACTTGGGCAAAAAACGTTAACCAACTTCTCAGCCATGCTGAGGATAGTATACCTAAATATTATAACATCCAAATCGAAGCATTATGTTACTACAATGCTTTCAGAAACTGGCCTATCAACAAGGCAACTATCACTGGAGAATTGGATGACGAAAACTTATCAATACTAATTTCTAAATCTTATATAGAACAAATCGGTTATCTTACACCGGAGGGTTATTGGGATTTTAATTGGGAACAAGATAGGTTTGTAATCAACGGTATAGTTTATAAGCCATCAGGTGATACTCAAACGGCTCAAGCTAAGGATGAGGCTTTGGTTTTCATGGTTATCCTAAAGAGAGACCGAGATACAAAAGTAGAATTTGTAGAATAAAAATAAAGTATATGGCAAAGATGTTAGTACTGAGGTGGACACCAATTACTACCAACAATGGGATTTGGTTTGATAGTAACTTGGTTATCCTTAACGGTACCTCTGGAGTTCATATTGAAATGAAAGGTAATGGCAATGATGTAACGGCATTTCAATCGATGACCGGAAACAAATTTGTCACCTGCTTTCAAGATTACTTCGGGGATATTTGGGATAAGATAATACCTCATCCTGGTATAGGCCAGGTAATGAAATTCCGTGTAAATAAGCTTCCCGATTATGCTTGCATACGGGGGGATATAGAAGACGGTGGAGATGTAGATCCAGAAAATCCGAATATACCAATGAATGCCTTTTGTGGTTCAGAGGGAGAACCATTCAGGGATATCGATTCTGAATTCTTACTGGGTCGTCAACGTGCAGTAATTAATCCTTAAATTTTATAAAATATGTATGTAAGTAAGTATTATACCTGCGAAGAAATAGACCAGCGGTTATTACAGGGTTACTATGATGACTTTGTTAAAGCTGGCTTTGGAGGAACTATAAATGAGTTCTGGGCCTTCGTACTTTCTATCAAGAATAAGGTAGATAAGAAAGAAGGATACGACTTATCGAAAAATGATTTTACCGATGAGTTGAAGGCTAAACTTGATGGCATCGAAGAACATGCAAATTATATCACTAAAGTTTCTCAGCTTGAGAATGATTTGAAATATCAAACCGAGGAAGAAGTTAAACAGATGATTAGTGATTTGGTTGATGGTGCTGATGATGCCCTTGATACTCTTAAAGAGTTGGCAGAAGCATTGGGCAATGACCCCAACTTTGCAACTACCATCACTAATAAATTAACCGACCTTCGTACTGCTTTAACCGAAGAGGTTAATCGTGCTAAGGAAGCCGAAGCTGCTCTGGGTGCTGAAGTAGCTGCAGTTCAGGATAACCTAGAATATGGGTTAGACCAAATCAATAAGAAGATTGATACCGTTAAGGCAGACTTAAAAGCTGAAATCGACCGAGTTGAGAAGAAGGTAGATAAGAATGCTGAAGACATCAAAGACCTTGAAGATAAGGTAAATCAAGATAATGGTGAACTTGAGAAAGAACTCAAGGACCTTATTCAAAAGGAAAAAGATGAACGTATCGCTGCCGATAATGAGATTAAGGAAAGTGTAAATAACCTTAAGACTCTTCATATCAATGACAAGGCTGCACTCGAGGCAAAGATTGCTGAAGAAACTGCAAATCGTACCAATGCAGATACCGTACTGGATTCTAAGATTAATGAGGAAATCACTAATCGTAAATCAGATACTCAAGCATTGCAGAGTAAGATTGACCAGGAAGCAGTAGACCGTCATTCTGAGGACCAAGTTCTTCATAATGAAATTTCTAAAGAGGTAGCTGACCGTACTAATGCAGATAATGCTTTGCAAGGTAAAATTGACCAAGAGGCTCAAGCTCGTACCTCTGCAGACCAAGTACTTCAGAATAATATTGATTCCGAAGCTACTGCTCGTGCTGCTCAGGATTTGGTTTTGGACCATAAGATTGAGGATGTAAAACTCCAAGGTCAAGCAGATAAGGCTCAACTGTTGGAAGCTATTGCTACTGAAACTCAGGCTCGTAAAGATGCAGATACGGCACTTGATAATAAGAAGGTAGATAAACGTGAAGGTTATTCATTGACTAAGAATGACTTCACGGATATTCTTAAGGCTAAGCTTGACGGTATTGAAGAGAAAGCCAATTACATTACCAAGCTCTCTGAGTTGGTTAATGATATGGACTTCCAAAATGAAGAGCAAGTTAATGCTGCTATTCAGAAAATTGTAGGCTCTGCTCCCGAGGTACTTGATACATTGAAGGAAATTGCTGATGCCCTTGGTAATGACCCAAATTTTGCTGCAACTATCACCAAGAAGTTAGCTGCCTTAACTGAGGAGATTAACCAAGAGAAGGAAGACCGTATTGCTGGTGATGCTGCAAACAGTGCAGAGGTAGCTACTGAAAAAGCAGACCGTATTGCTGCAGATACTGCTCTTGAAACTAAGCTGAAAGAATATATCGACAATAAATCTACTGCAGGTGATACTGCTCTTAATGTAGTTAAGGATAACCTGAATAAGGAAATCCAAGACCGTAAAGATGCTGATGCTGCAATTCAAGCCAGCTTGGATAAGGAAATTGCCGACAGAAAGACTGCTGATGAGGCTTACACTGTAAGTCTGAATAACGTAAACAAACGTGTTTCAGAATTGGCTTTGAGCATTCAGGATTCTATTAACACTCTTCGTAATGAGCTTACGGAACAGGTTAATGCGAATACTACTGCTATCGCTACTAATCAGCACGATATTGAAAGGAACTCAGAAGCTATCACTAACTTAACCAAGACTGTAGGCGATAACTACAAGGAAGTTAAGGATATGATTAACGAGGAAATCGTTGACCGTACCAATGCTGACAGTGGTTTGAGTTCTCGTATCGATAATGTAAATATCGACCTTAACACTGAACGTGTTGAGAGAACAGCTGCAGACCAAGTTCTTCAGGTAAATCTTGATAAAGAAGTAGCAGACCGTACTGCTGCTGATAAAGCCTTGTCTACAGAATTCACTGCTAAGTTGGATAATACCAAACAAGCTTTGGAATCAGAGGTAGGTAAATTGAATACCAAGATTGACCAAGAGAAAACGGACAGAGCTGCGGCTGATACTGCATTGGGAGTTCGTATTGATTCTCTAGAGGCAGGCAATACGACTGCTATGAATGACCTTAAAGAACAGGTTAAGAATAATACCGCTGCAATTAATACAGAGAAAGACCGGGCAATTGCCAAGGAAACTTCTCTTGAGGCAAAGATTGATACCAACCTTCAGAATCACAAGGATGACATGGCTGCTATCAACCAGGATATCCTTACTGAGAAGAATGAACGTTTGGCAGGTGATACTCTGTTGCAAACCAATATCGATAAGGAGGCCACAGAACGTGCTAATCAAGATACCCTTATTAATAATGCTATTGCTCAGGAAAAGGCAGACCGTACTGCTGCAGACCAGGCAATGGATAATAAGAAAGTAGACAAGGTAGATGGCAAGGGTCTTTCGGCAAATGATTTTACCGACCTTCTGTATGCTAAACTTGATGGCATCGAAGAACATGCTAACTATATTACGAAGGTATCAGAATTACTCAACGATTCTGATTTCCAGAATGCCGAACAAGTAGAGGCGGCTATCCAAAAGATTATTGGTTCTGCACCTGAAGTACTTGATACTCTAGCAGAGATTGCTAAAGCATTAGGAGATGACCCCAACTTCGCTGCAACTATGACTGCTAAGCTTACCGAATTGGAGAATAAGCTTACTGCCGAAAAGAACTTGCGTGAACAGGGAGATGATAACCTGCAACAGTCTTTCACTAACCTGAGTACTACTCTTACCACAACGGTAAATGATTTGAGAACTTTCGTTAGTGAAACTCGTACAGAGTTGTTAACTTCTCTGAATGCTACCAATGCTCTGGTAAATCAGAATTCGGCAAATATCCAACGTAACTTGGAACTAATCCAGGGTATTCAAGATAACGTTAATGGTAATTACACTGCCATCAAGGATTTGTTGGAAAGTGAAATTGCTGCTCGTAAATCCGAAGATATCCGATTGGAGGCAAAAATCGACCAGAATACTTCTGACCTCAATACAGAAAGGGAAGAAAGAATTGCTGCTGATAAAGTTCTCCAGGATAATATCGATGCAGAGGAAGCTGCCCGTATTGCTGCCGATACAGCTTTGGGTAAACGTATCGATAAAGAAATTCAGGACAGAACCGATGCTGATACTGCCTTAGATAATAAGTTCACTAACATTACCGATGACCATGAGGAAAGATTGGTAGCTGAGGAAGGTACTTCTGATGCTTTGCCTGGTACCATGGTTACAGATGTAAGTGCTGTAACTCGTAACGCTACCCAACTTACATTCAAGGTAAAGACTTCTACTAAAGACCAAGAGAATAATCAGTATGGTGCTGATGTAGAGGCAACTAAGAATCTTTTGGCAGCAACTCAAACTCTTGCTGGAGTTATGACTGCAGCAGACAAGGTTAAGTTAGATGGGTTAGACCCAAATTCTTTAACTGATCTCTCTGCAGTTTCTGATGCTAATAAGGTAACAGTAACCGTAACTAAGGATAACGGTTTGAATGCTGATACTACCGAAACTTTCGATTTGCCTCAGGTATCGGCTACTAAGGCTGGTACGATGACTGCGAAAGATAAGGTAGAATTGGATAGAATCTCTACTGCTAACTTTGCCCTTGGTGCAGTAACACCTAATGAAACCACAGTAGGTATAGCTGCAACTAAGACCGTAGTTGAAGATGGTACAGTAGAACAGAATCCTATTACATTGCCTGCCTCTACTGCAGAAAAGGCCGGTGTACAAACTGCAGCAGATAAGAAGCTGTTTGATTCTATACCAGATAATATTATTATCTTATCTGGTGATAAACCCGTTGAGGTAGGTCAACAAAGCAGTCATGTTACTTTAACTCATAATTTCTCTTCTAAAAAAGAAGAGGGTATTTATACTCATGAGCCTGAAGATTATAAGACTACTTATATCCCAGCAGCTACTACAGAGAAAGCTGGTGTAATGACCGCCCAAGATAAAGTTAATCTGGATGAGACATTACCCAATGCTATTGCTCAAGAGGTTCAGGACCGTAAAGATGCTATCGAAGCTTTGGAGGGTAAATCAGAAGCCGCTCTTGCTCAAGAAGTAGCTGATAGAAAAGCTGCAGATACTGCTTTAGATACCAAGTTTACTAAAGCTGTAAACGATGAAGCAACTGCTCGTACTTCTGCTGATACTGCATTGGGTGCAAGGATTGATAAAGAGATTGCTGATAGAACTGCGGCAGACACTGCCCTTGATAATAAACTGCAGAATAACATTAACACTCTAGAAGCTAAGCATGATGCCTTTGTAGCAACTAAGGGTAAGGCTGATGGCTTTGCTCCATTGGATGGGAATGGGTTAGTACCTGCTAACCATTTGCCTTCATATGTAGATGATGTACTTGAAGTATATGCTACCTATGATGTAAGCCCCACTGGAGGTCTTACTAATGTTCAATTGTATACGGATGCAGGTCACCAAACTCCCGTAGTTGGAGAATCTGGTAAGATTTATATAAATGTTGCCGATGGTGAACCTCCATACCAATTCCGTTGGTCAGGTACTAAATTCGTAGACAGTAATACTTCGTCTCTTATCATTGGGGAAATCGCAGGTACTGCTTTCGAAGGTAGTAGAGGTAAGCATCTTGAGGATGTGGTATCTAGCATGCCTAAAAATTTAATTAGTAAGGTTTCAATAGCTAACAAAAATAAGCGTAATGTTATTATCTTATGTAACTATTCTGCTACGGATGGTCAAGGGCATTACATTGATAAACCCGATGGGATGGTAATCCCTCTAACCCCAGCCACTACTCGAGAAGCTGGTCTGATGGATTCCGATAGTGTAATAAAGCTTAATCAAACCTTACCAGATGCTATTGAAGCTGAACAAGAGGCCCGTATTGCAAAAGATAATGAGCATGATACCTTTAATAGTTCTCTTCCAGGAATTATTCTTACTGGATTCACTCTTACCCATAATTCAACTAATGTAAGAGCTACTCTTAATAATAAAACTAAGAGTGCAGATGGTAAGACTTATGAAGGTGCTACAGATTTAATTAGAGATATACTTGCAGCAACTAAGACTACTGCAGGTGTAATGACTGCAGCAGATAAGACTAACTTGGATAATACCGTACAGGGGTTGGCAAATGAGATTACCAATAGAACTAATGCTATCAATGCTCTTCGTACAGAATTGAAAACTTACGTTGACGATTTGATTGCCGATACTGGTTCAGATGTAACTGCATTGGAAACTAAGGTAAATAACCATATTGCCAATAAATCTAATCCTCATACAGTTACTAAGGCTCAAGTTGGTTTGGGTAATGTTAACAATACATCGGATGCAAATAAGCCAGTATCTACTGCTCAGGCTGCTGCTATTGCCGATGCTAAGGCTGCAGGTACTGCTGCTCAAACCTCTATCAATAACCATGCTGGTAGAAGAGATAATCCTCACGTAGTAACTAGAGCTCAATTGAGTTTGGCAACTACCGACCAGGTAGTATTTGCTAAGACTACTGCTCCTTCCGGTTTCTTCAAAGAGTCTTCAGATGTTCGACTCAAATCTAACATTAAGGATTTGAATCATACTCTGGAACAGATTTGCCAGATACCAACTAAGTCATTCGAAATGCTTGGTAAAGAGGACGAGGGAACTATTGCTCAGAATCTTGAGGGATTGGGATTTGGTAAATATGTAGAGGAAGTTCCAGTAGAGAAATCTACAGTACCTAATCCAGAGGAATTCGAAACTTTGGAAATCAATGGGGAAGAATATGTACTCGTAAAACAAGTTAAATATCATAAGATGTCGACCTTGGCCATCGAGGGTGTTAAACTTCTCTATGATGAGATTAAGGCTTTGAAGGCAGAAATTCAGGAACTTAAAAATAAATAATCATGGGAGAGATAGCAACCTGGAGTGCTGTCAAAACTAAAGTAGGCCTTGGTAAGGATGGCAATGACTGTCCTACCAAGGCTGAATTGTTAGCACTCTCCCCTACAGGAACAGGGGAAAGTTATGTGGGGTTGGAACTATCCAATGCCAGTTCCTATGGAAATAATGAGACTGTAAAATTAGAGGATATACACAAGGTAACTTATAAGTATACATTTACTATAGGTAACCCCTCTTTAAACTTTCCAGCTATAGGCGGAGCTAGTACTCCAGCTTTTTTTAATACGGTTTCTACTAAGCAAAAGTATTGGGATGGGGTTGCACAAGGTTCACCCACTACAGTAAGTATGAACTTCACTTTGCCCTCATGGGTAACCCAGGGTTCTACATCTTATATTGCTTCAGAGAATACCTCTCTTACAAATAGGTCTGCTACAGTTACTTTTACTCAAAGTGAATCGAGTAAAACCATGACAGGCACTTTTACTCAAGCTGCAGCTTCTCAATCTTGGAGTTATGGATTTAGTGTAAACCCCACTTCTATGTCTTTTGGGGCAACTGGAGGTACTAAAACTTTTACGGTAACCTCATACAAGCAAGAATTAAGGAATGGTCATAACTATGGTAACCAAATTTCTTTAACTTATACTAGAGCTAATGGAGGAAGTATATCCGGTACCGGTACTTCAGTAACTATGGGTAATAATACTTCTACCAGTACTCGTAGTGGTACCGTAACTTTAACCCAAGCAGAAACCAATAAGAAAGTAACCATATCTTGTTCTCAATCTGCAGGTTATAAGACTTATAGTGAAATTACTGCAAGTGGTGGAGCTGTAACAGATATACCTGCAAGTGGAGGTACAAGAAGTTCATTTACTACTTTGCCAACTTATTCCCAGACCTGGGGATGGAATGGTTCTACAACGGGAGGAGGTACGATTACAAGTGGTGCTAGTATTAGTTATGGTACTGCAGTTAGTGCAAGTTCTTTGGGAACTACATCTAAGGCTAGAACAAGAGTAGGCTCCCTTACTTGTACAGTATCCCTGAATGGTAAATCGAAATCTATAACCCTTGATGTATATCAGGCAGCGAATTCAATTACCAGTACTACCGATGGTACACCAGTAATAAGTTTATCGGCAAATTCATACTCTATCTCTAATTCAGGAGGTAGTGTTAATATTTATGCCAGTGTAAGTATACCTACTACCAACCATTGGAGTTCAGGGTCAACAAGTGCAGGTTCTTCGAAGAGTGCTACACCTACGGTTAGTGCAAGTGGTACTGGATTTAGTTTGAATTCAGCTAAGACGGTACTTACTGCTACAGAGAACACGGGTACTTCAAGTAGAAGTTGTACAGTAACTGCATCCTATAGTGGGGCAACTACTAAAACCATCACAGTTACTCAGGGTGGTGCTTCAGTATCTTATAAGTATTACTTGGCATTTACTTCCCCTACTGGTTCTAGAACTACTTCCAGAACCGGATTATCAGCTTTGGGAGGTAATAATTTTACAGTTGATGTAGCTTATTCTTTTAAGACTAAGGTAATAAACGGTTCTGAAATAAGTACAAGATACCCATTAGCTTTAACTGTAACCTCAAAACCAAGTTGGGTTACAAATGTAGCAATTACAACGTTATCAAGTGATAATGGAAACTATGGGTTAACCTTAACCTTAACAGAGAATACCGTAGAATCAACAAGGTCAGGTACCATTAAATTAAGGCAAGCAGAAAACGATGATGACGGTTGGGAGCTTACAGTCAACATAACTCAGAATGCTGCAGTGATTACCTATGAATACGTATTTAATTTGGGGTAATAAAAATACAACACCATTCTGTATTTAATGTATAATTAACCTAAGTATTAATCTTTAAAACCTTACAATTATGGGAGTAGAAGTAAAAGGTGCCGGCGATGGCGTTGTAATCGCGGACAGAGGCTGTAACGATGGGGATGTAGAGATCATTCAGGATGGGGCTCTGGATGGGGAGCCGTTGGTGGTGCATTGGTAGGTGGTGGCTTTGGTGCTGCTGCAGTTTCCGTATGGGACAAAATCAATGACACAAAAGCTGATATTCAGAAAGTAGAAGCTACGGTTCAGGAAGCAAAGGCGGGTATCTACAAAGATATCTCTGATGCAGCTCGTGGAGTTACTCAAGAAGTCAATGGTGTAGCAAAAGACGTTGCCGGTGTTGGTAGGGAAATCCTTAACAACCGTTTCACTACGGAAAGAGGTCTTTGCGATTTGGGTTACAAAACTAATTCGGATATCCGAGATTCTCGTGACCAAATGGGCGCAGGCTTCAACCGTGTTATGGATCGTCTCTGCCACATGGAACACCAACAGTCGGATTGCTGCTGTGAAACCAAAGGCTTGATTAAAGAAGTAAAATCTGACTTGGCTCTTCAGTTGGAACGTTGCTGCTGTGACCTCAAGAATGGCCAACAGGAAATCAAGTGCCTCATCGAGAATACTGCAAAAGACCAGGAGATTGCCCGCCTTAATCGAGTAGTAGATGCTCAGAGAGACCAGAACATTATCAATCAAGTTGTGGCTGCCTTAAAAGGTACAACTACACCGGCTCGGTAATTTTTAATTTGCCGGGATGACTAAAAAGGAGTGCATCTGTTTTTAGGTGTACTCCTTTTTTCGTTTTAACTCATTAAACTAAGGAATTATGGAACAAGAACAACTCACCGAATTCAAGATACAATTAGCTCTACCTGCTCCCAATATAGAGATTGCACAAGAAGTAGCAAACAAAGCTCAGGTACTCATAAATCAATTTGGATACTATCAATTTCTAAAACTGGTAGACTTCATGCAGAAGAATCCAGGTGCAGTATCATTCGGTTTAAACTTAATAAATAGAAAATGATTATGGAAGAATTGATTTTTCAGAAAGTACAAAAGGGTGATATGATTTTCACCTTAGAGAAAGATCGTCGGTCTGGTTATCCAATCTTTGACCAAGCAAGAGTTTTAAAAGTTGGCGAAAGTAAACCAATGGCCTCAAATGGTAAAGAAGGTTTTGTTAACAGTATCGAATTAGTGATACAAGATTCAATATCTCAAATTACCATTTATTTACCAACTAATGTAAATGAAGGTATTTATAATGGTACCTATTATACGACCAATCTCGATAATATCATTAATGAGGTATCAATGCAGAAACAGAATGCTTTAAATATTTTAAATAACAAAGCCAAATTTGAGGCAGTTGTTTCTGAATGCGATAATATTCTTGGTTTAATTAATAATCGTTCAGAATCACCTCGTAATCCTGCTCCAGATTTCGAAGAATTTAAGTTATCCATGAATGAGAGGTTAACTAACCAAGAAACCCTTTTATTAAGGATTGCTCAAGAATTGGGATTAGATAAACCTAAACAATAATAAGAATTATGCCAAGTAAGTCGGTTAATATTACACTATCGACTCCAATTGGTCCTCTAGAAATATACGTAGATAAACGAGAACAAGCTCGTGCAGAAAGGTTGATTGCTAAAACTCCAAGTATCTTAACTAAGGGTTATGCGAAAGGTACAGAAAAGTTTGGTAATCAACTTCTTCGTATAGTAAGACGAAGTTTGAATACTGGTGTACCTCCAAGAGGTTCCGGAGTATCTTGGCCACCACATGCTCCTGGTACCATAAAGAAGTATGGGGACCATACCATGCTAAATCTTACTGGACAATATGCCAGGTCAGTTACTTTAGTAAAGGGTAAGAAAAGAACTTTCGTTGGTTTACCAATTGGAATCAAGAAGATTACTTATACTGGTAAGACTTCAAGAAAAACTTTGAATCAGATAGCTATCATGTTAGAGTATGGTAGTAGAGATGGTAATCTACCACCTCGTCCTCTCTGGGCTCCTGCATTTAAGGCTGCTGGTGGAAAAGCTGCCTTACAAAAGGAAATACGTAATGAAGTTAGAAAAGAAATAAGGAGGATTATATAATGGCAGCAGACTTTGAAATATCTTCACTATCAGGAACTGGTACTGCAACTATTAGGGTAAAGCCTAAGGCAGTAAACGAAGACATGAATAATATAAAAGAGCAGGTTCTCAAGGTAGTAGTTCAGGGTGTAGAAAGGGAAGTAACTCTGGTACAAAAGGCCGCTCCTAAAATAGTAGAGACCTGGAGAACTTATTTTAGTATCACTCCAGAAACTACTTCCCATACTTTCGATGGTACTAAAAGGGGTGAGACTCTAGAAATAGGGGTATATAGTTACCAACAGAAGTTTATAAATAATGAGCCTCAAGATGAATACCGTGCTGTAGATTGGAAATTAGAAAGCTCATCCGATTGGTTAGAGGTAACCCAAGAAATTGGGGAAGCTAATGCTGCAGGTAAGCTTATTATCAAAACTAAATCTACTAATCAAGATCACAACCCAAGTAACTATGACCCATTAGAAAGAACTACTACGGTTAAGATTATCTCACAGCAAGAACCTAACCCAGAGATAGTTTTAAATATAACTCAATCTCCAGGTATTAGAACTACTAAGTATGGCTTTGAACCAACTCCGAATACCATTCCCAAATCTTGGTCAAAATACTAGTACTGCTCAGATTAGTAATGTAAAGGGTTATCAGTACTACCTTATCAACGGTATTCAAGTTGCTAAATTTGTAAAACAATTTAAGATAACAGACATTAGTAAAACCATAGAGGGTACTATTCCTTTTCCAGGGACGGACCCTATACCATTTAAAGTATGGCTTACCGATTACCCCTCTAATATAAGTACTACTTGGGTTAGTGAATTAAATTGTACTGGCCATCTTGAAACCCGTATATCAGGGCTTGGTGGTGTGGTTGTAGTATATAATGGAGTTATAAATGATACTGGCTACCCTGAAGTTCAACTAACAATTAGATTAGGAAATTAATGGTAAACTCAGAAGAAATAGTAGAAAGAACTTTTTATATCTCTCTACTTAGTACAATGTTGGAAATGGGTCTTACCTTAAACCCAGAAGACTTCTTACCTTTGTCTCAAGAAAACGAAAAAAGATTTCAAGAGGCAATCAAAGGTATGAAGAAGTTTATACCACTTTTTGGTATAGGGAATAATCAAGTAAAAGGCCCAAAGACTCTCCCAAGAATAACCATAGAACTACAAGGTTATTATGCTGGAGATATTGGTGTGAATAAATACATCATTGGTGATAAACTTGAGGATGGTAATTACCAAGCTTCAGAGTTTCCTTATGAAACTAAGGATATTACCATAGATGTACATCTAGTTTCTCAAACTCAAGCAGATATGAGATTACTACATACAATCTTATATACTAGCTTACCTGCTAGAGGATACGTAAGACCTTATTTCAATGACTTAGAGGAATGGGACAAGGGCAGGCTTGCACCTACCGGAAACCTATTCATTGAAATTGGTAATTACTATGACCACCCTGATGTAGAACATGGTATACTTGAAAAGGTATATACCTATGTGTGTAAAGATGGCATTCTTTCAGAGAAGGCTTTGGAAGAGGGGACACTTACACCCATTAAGGATATTTCAGTTCTTATTGGGTTGTTAGAACAAAATGAAAATGAAATGTTAGAGTTAAAAGTACATAAGGTATAGGTACAATACTCTAGGGTATAAATTAAACAAGTAATTAACTTTAATCACAATAGAATTATGCCAACTTCACCTCATGTTGATTTTAAGTTTAAGAACAATAACGTTCTTCAAACTACTCCTATGTTAGGAGTTTCTTGTGTATTGGCTAGAACTACTAAGGGCCCTTATGATGACCCATCAGAAATCATCTCTACATTCTCTCAGTTCCAAAGAATCTATGGTTCTGAAATTGTACCCGATGGTTCTGTATCAAATATCGAAAAGGCTTTGCAAGGTGGTTCTAAGCTTCGTGTTATTCGAGTGCTTGGTAAGGGAGCTACTCAAGGTACAGTAGCTGCAACTGCAGGTAAAGCTAAAACAGTTGCTAAATCCGAAGAGGAAGGTATAGTACCTGCTTCTGCAGTTCCAGAACCTGCTACACCGGCTGCAATTATTACTATTGCTTCTGGTGGAACTACCTATAGTTTGGGATTGGTAACCAAAGGTTATGGAGACCCCATCGGTAGTACTGATACCTTCCAGGTAGGTTTCTATAAACAATCTAATACTTTGTATTATAGAATCTATTCGGGCAATGGCCAGGTACTTGAACAAGGTCCGGTAGTAACTTATAAAACTGCCGATGATAACAATAATACTTCGGTAGATTACCTTGCTCTTAGTGCTTTTGCTAAGAACTCAGAGTATATCAAACCGGTAGTTGTAGCAGGTTCATCTTTCGAGAACCTAATCAAATGGTTAACCGAGAGTGTAGATGGTACCAAAAATGCGGTTACGGTTACCGTAGGTGGGGCTGCTCCTACTGATACAGAGAAGATGTTTACCGGTACTGTGGGTAGTGCTGGAACTACACCCACTGCTGATGAGTGGATTGCTTCTCTGGACTTGGTAAGGGATTATACGGATTTCTATCAGTTACTCATTTCTCATATTTCTCAACACCTTACTGCTGATGCTGATGTACTCAAGGTATATAAGGCTGCTGCAGATATGGCAAAAGAGTTGATGGAATGGGTACTGTATATCGAAGTTCCAAAACACTTGACCCATTATACTCAAGGTACACAACCCAGAGATTACAAAGCTCAGGTTACTTGGGTACAGACTTGCCTCGGTACTGTAGGTAACTCTAAGTACATTGCTTATTTTGGTGGTGGCCTTAAGTACTACAACGAAAACGGTAACCTTCAGGATTCCGATGTAGTGGGTACCATTGCAGGTTTGGGAGATGCTTCTGCTACTCAATACGGTCCTTGGAAATCCTTTGCTGGTATGAACCGGGGAGTTATTGGAGATGCCGTTGGACCAGTATGCCCAAATTATGGTTCTCCTTCTCGATATAATGAACTGAACACGCTTGCTCAGAATTATATCAATGAGATGGTAATCAAAGATACTCCCGATGCAGGTAAACAAACCATGCTATGGCATTGCTTCTCTTCTCAGGTAAAACAGGATTCAGAAAGATTCCTTTCAATCGTAAGATTGAATTTGTATTTGAAGAAGTTCCTTCGTCCCGTACTTAACAAATACCTGGAAGAGCCCAATGTTTGGAGTACTTGGAAAAGAATTTGGTTGGAAGTTAAACCTACCTTGGATTCTTTGGTAGACGAAGATGCTATGACCGAGTATACCTGGATGGGTGACCAAGATGCAACTTCTTGGGATGACCTTTCGGTTAATAACGAAGCAGATGCTCGTCAGGGTAAGTACCGTGCTATCCTTAAGTATAAGGATGTAGTTCCTATGCAAGAGGTAACTATGGAGATTGTAATCGATGCAGCTTCTAAGGCAGTATCAATCGTAGAAACAAGTAATAACTTATAAACTCATAACACAATGGGAGCAAAAGTAAAAAACCCACGGAAGAAATTCTTGTGGAGCATCATGTTCCCCAAACACCCTATCAATACTTATCTATTCCAAAGTTGTACTTTGCCGGATATTGAGATTGACCAGGTTGCTCATGGGGACGTCAATAGAGACGTTAAAACTGCAGGTAGGGTTACTATAGGTAATCTTATCGTAGAGAAACTTATGACTACTGCAGGTTCAGACACATGGCTTCATGATTGGCTTTATGCTTGCCAAGACCACATAGTTGGTGGTGGCTTAGTACCAAGCCAATATTGGGAAACGGCTATTGTAAATGAACTTGCCGAAGATGGAGTCTCGGTTCTTAATACCCACGTCTTCGAAGAGGTATGGCCATGTAAGATTACCGGCTTAGACTTGGACAGAATGGCTTCAGAGAATACCATAGAGTCCATAGAGTTCTCGGTGGGTACTGCAGACAAATACTAATTCCTTAGTCTATTTTCACTAAGATTCGGTGGAGGGGTGGGATTCCTGTGATAGGAGCTCACCCCTTTCTTGTTGTTATACGGAGTACTATGAACATTTGTAAACATTAAATATATCAAAGTTATGGAATTTAGAACATTTAGATTTACCGGACCCTCTGGTTTCGAATATGAAATCAGAGAACAGAATGGTGCTGATGAAGATATCCTCAGTAACCTTTCAGACATGAAGACTTTGATGAACCTTACCAAGTTCATTGCAGCAATCGTAATTAGAACTAATGCCACTCCTAACGGTAAGCTAACCGTTGATGATGCTCTCAATCTACCAGTCAATGACCGCTATGCAATTATTTTCAATTCTCGTATATTCTCATTGGGAGAGGAAGTAGAATTTGAATATGACTGGGGTAAAGAGAACGGTGGTAAAGTTACTTATGGCCAAGACCTTCATGAGTTCCTTTTCGATTATTCAGAAGTACCCACTGATAATAGGGTATTTGATGAAAAACCAGATGCCATCCCTTATTATCCAAAGGGTATTCAATTAACCGGTCATGAATATCTTCTTTCATCGGGCAAGAAAATCAAATTTGATTGTATGACTGGTAAGGGAGAACAGGAGTTCATGAAGTTACCCTTGGATAAACAAACTAAGAATGCCCCCTTACTTTGTCGGAATCTTTACTTAGAAGTAGACGGTAATTGGGAGAAGGTAGAAAACTTTACTCCATTTACAGCAAAAGATATGGCTGAGATGAGAAAGTATATAATCTCTATTGACCCTATCTTTAAGGGAGAGTCCCATATTACTAATCCCTTAACTGGAGAAGAAAGAACTTATCCTATAGTTTGGGCACCCAATTTTTTCTACCTGACGGAAGAGTAATGTTAGAGAGTGATTTTGTTTATATCACCAGAGCCGAGATAGCCTTAGACTATTTCGGCTTTTTACGTCTTCCGTATAGAATCAGGAAAATATTTAAGGAAATGGCCGAACAATATTATAAACAACTAAAGAAAAGAAAATAAATTATGAATACCAGTAGGAGTATAGTAGAGGTCGGTGTTGCCATGGTTTTAAAAGACCGATTCTCTCAAGAGGCTGGCAAGATATCTGGGTCATTCAGAACAATGATGAATGATATGAATACCTGGAATAGAGGTATACAGATGTCAGCTTCCAATACAATGGACTTCGGAATGCAGCTCGTAGGGGGAATGGCAAGGGCCTATAAATACTCTGCGGGTGTTCAGAATGAAGTTTGGACTGCTTCGAAAATTGCTGGTGCTACCATTGCAGAACAAAGAGAAATGTTACAATTGGCAAAAGATGTCAATGAGATAACTCCTCTTACTGCTTCGGATGTTGCATCAGGACAAAGATACCTGGCTATGGCAGGTAATAAATTCGATGCTATTAAAGAAATGATTGGGCCAGCATCTAAGCTGGCTTCAATCTTTACAATGCCAGTGGGACAGAAAGGTGGTGTAGCTGACTTGATTACTAATATCATGTCAATGTACCAAATCCCAATGGGAGAAGCCGCTAGAGTAACCGATGACTTATATACTGCAGTTACTAATGCAAATATATCTTTGACAGACTTAGCCCAGTCCATATCTTATGCAGGAGCAGATATGGCAACTGCTGGAGTAGACCTTCGGCAAACGGCTGCTGCTATTGGTGTATTGGGGGATATGGGTATACAGGGTTCTATGGCAGGTACCTCACTGGCCAATATGATTCGTTACTTACAGCTCTCTCTTGTTAACCAAAAAAAGAAAGGCTATAACGCTTTAGCAGACCTGGGCTTAAGTCCAGATGAATTCTTCGATGCTCAGGGTAATCTTATAGACCTTTACACTATCTATCAGAAGTTTGCTAAGGCTGCAGTAGATTTACCTTCACGAATTGAAACACCAACCTTCTTCAATATATTCGGAGTTCGTGGTAATCGTGGTATGCTTCCAGTACTTCGAGATATTGCTTCTGGTAGAGATAAGATGGGTAAGATACTTGCTACCTATGACCAAAACATGGGAGCAGTAAATCGACTCAATGAAGAACGTCTTAAAACCGATGCAGGTGTAATCGACCAATTCAAATCAAGTATAGAGAACTTAACCGTTACGGCAGGTGCGGCTTTGGGTAGAATCTTTACCCCAGTACTAAAGGTGGGTAACTCTATAATCAATGTAATTAATTCTATCTCAGAAACTTGGGTTGGAGGTTTTGGTCTTAGGATAGGAGCTACTGCAGTAGTAGTGGGTACTATAGTTGCAGGGTTTAATACTGTAAGAGGTATTATTAGGTCTGTTGGGTATTTACAAACTATTGCTACTGCTTCTACTGAAGGTATGTCTGCTGCAGCAATAAAAACTAATACTCAGTTTGCCATTATGGAAGCACACATGGTAAGGATGGTTAACCTTATGAGAACCATGGTTCAACTCCAAATGATGTCAAGCGGTATTGGTATGAATTCTGCTGGTAGATTTTATAACACTAAAACCGGAAGATATTTTAAGACACCAAATCCTGGAGTACCATTAGCAACTACTATGGCGGGTAATTTAGCTGGAGGGGCTTTAGCTGGAGCAGGTGCCCAAGTTGGTAGTCAAGTGGCTAGGCAAGGTGCTATAAAAGGTTTAACATCTATAGGTGGTAGACTTATGGGATTACTCGGTGGACCCTGGGGATTAGCAATTACTGTGGGTCTTCCTTTATTAATTGAGGGTATTAGTTACCTTAGTAATTCAGTAGATAGGAATACTGAAGCTCAGAATAAAGAGAAAGAAGACCCAACTACCATTAGAGCCCAGAATGAAGAGAGATTTATTAATGCTGTTAGGTTAGCTATTAAAGAAGGTATGAGAGATTCTCGTATCAATATCTCAGTAGATGGTCAAGCAGTTGGAGATTATGCTCCAGGTTCTCAACAAGATTTTACTGGAGCTGCATTTGTAATGGGAATATAAAACTAAAACACTATGGCTAGAGTATTAAATAAAGCAGCAGGTAAGGTTGTTGAAAAGTACAATGACCTTACAAGAGATACGGCAGGTGTTCTTACTGGTCCCTTAAATAAGCTATGGAGAGCTCGGATATTACTCAATCGAACTCTTTCTACTCTTCCCAAAGATGATGCTCAAAAGGGTAAACTCTATACTCCCAATGGAGTAATGGGAGAAGCTCAGATATCGTCTAAGAACCCAGTTGTAAATAAACAGCTCCAAGCTAAATGGAGAATGGAATTACAATTTCCGAGATTAGAAGAAGGTGAAGGAGTAGACCCAGCAAAAGGGAATAAGAATACTACTAATTACAGAAACTTCGAGGCTAAAGCAGATGTTATATATCAGAATGAGGTAAGGATATATAACATGACTGTTAACCCTACTCAATATATTACCCTACAGAATAGACCTCCAGAATTGGACTTTAGGGGAGAAACTACATGGGCAACCATTAAATCAATGGGTCGCAATGTACCAATGTATCACTTTACTGGAGCTGAAGACATTATTCAATTCAATGTGTCTTGGTACTGTAATGACCCAGAAAATCCAGAAGAGGTAATCAATAAATGTAGGTTATTAGAGGCATGGTCTAAATCTAATGGTTACCAGGCTGCTCCTCCGATTGTTAAGATTGAGTGGGGGGATTCTGGTATATTCGATAACCACAATTATATCCTTACCTCAGCAACTTATACTCTGAAGAACTTTCAGAACGGTTATCGAATAAGGGTACCTGGAAAGCCAGCTACTTTTGGTAATGGTAGGTTATTGCCTGCAGCAGCAACTCAAGAATTAATTTTCAAGAGAGTAAGTGCATATAACTTATCCTATGGAGATTTTATAAATTCCGATTCACTTAAAAAGACAGGAGGTATTAAATATGATTGATGTTAACCAATACCTAAAGGGAGCTAGCCCATATAATAATGCCTATGCTCTGAAGTATAACGATGGGGATTATTCCTTAGAAGCTAAACCTCCAGTAGTACCGGAATCCTCTAACGATATTCAACATACCGTTAAAGATGGGGAAACTCTGCAAAACATTGCTTTCAGGTATTATGGTGATTCTGGTAAGTGGTACATTATAGCTGAAGCTAATAAGATACTGAATCCTTTTAAGGAATTAGAAATGGGAACCCTAATAAGAATACCGACTTATGGCAGCTAAACAGAAACCTATATTATATAATGGAATGGGTCAACCTTATTTGGCCCTTTTCAATTTTGGAGGTATGCCTATAATGAATCCTATTACAGGTATACCCCTTGGAGCGTATATAAGTACCTGGAGTTATAGATACGATGAAGAGAAAGAAAACTTGGCTACTATTACTTTCGATACGGGTAATCCCGATACTGTAGACATTGCTGAGATTCAAGAGAACCAAAATATTTGTCTTCAGTGGGGATATATATACCCAGATGGTCAATTTATATCTGGGCCCATAAAAATAATTAAGGTAAGGGAATTCGAAGCCATATTTGATTCTACAGGTACTCATGTAACTATTAAGTGCATTGATTCTTCGGGAGATTTAAGATATCAACCTGCTTATGTCCATTCGGATATGGAAGGCTATAAATTATCTACCTATTTAGACAATGGCTGTGGGAATGCTACTGGTGTAATCATAGAAATATTTCAGTAATGGAACAACAGATAATAAGTAATAAAGTATACGAGTCACTACAGGTACCCACAGAGAATACCCGTACTACTACTGGTAAAGTACTCTATGCTAACAAATACAGTGGAGTAGCTGAAGTAGCTATGCCAGAAGATTTAAAAGCTTTAATTGATAGTGACTTTGGATTGGTGGGCAAGAACGTCTTAGTTCAATTAGAACAGAAGATGAAAGGGTACACTAATGGGCCATGGTATGTAGATTCAAGAGATGGGATTATCTATATACATAATCGGAAATTCCATGAAGAACCGGTATGTACTTATACATATCAAGGAGAGAATGGGGAAGTACTTAGAGTATCTTTTGCTACTCAGAAAATAACTAAAAGAGTTAAAGCAGTATTAGCTCCATCTCTAGACCCAGATAGTAAAGATTTATCGGTATTATCAACTAATATAAATGAGCCAGAGGATAAACCTCCATTAGCTTTAAGACCCTATGTGGCTCAGGTAGATAATATTATGGTGTCTAATATTACTGGCAATAGGTTTGAAGATTATAGAAGTCATCCTACTACACCAATCGAGGTAATGGATGCTTGGGACACTCAGCTTCAGTATAACATGGAAAAAACTGCAGAATATAAAAAGAGAGTAGAAGAATATGAAGCAGTGGGTCCAGTAGGTGCTTATGAAGCAGGTAAGCAAAGGAGATTTGATGAAATGTCTACCGAAGAAATACGAGCTACCATTAATCAAGCAGCCAACGAGTTACCTGACGATAAGAAGAATGCCCTTAAACAAGTGCTAAGAAATTCTAAGAATGGTAAAGAATTAGAAGCTAATCTTAAGAAATTATTAGAGTACGAAATATACCTTTTCGAAGACGAAGATGGTATGGAGTTTATGGTAGAGGAATATGTAGACCCCTTAGATTATGACCCAGAGGGTTATACCTCTAAACAAGCAGGAGCGGGTATAGCTTCTGGTATCAATTTTCAAGCTGGAATATTACCTGCTTCAAAGAGAGGTTTCGAAGCTTTAAAGAAAGACCCATATACTGAAGTATTATCCGATATGGAAGTTGATACTACTAAGGGTTATGGCCAAGGTCAATATGGTAAGAGGGTTAAGGTAAGACATATGAAAAGGGTAAATCTCAAGGTACCTCTTTATAAACTCTACCATAACCTATTCAGTAGATATGGTGGAGCTGATAAGTATGCTTGGGCAGCTAATGCTAATGCCAATGGGGGTTTAAAGCAAACTGAGAAAAGGTTAGTAGGTCAACTTCAGGTAGTAGGTAGACCTATGCTAGCAACTTCTCAAATAATCCGTATAGATAACGTAGGAAAACGTTGGTCAGGGCTTTGGTATATAAAACAATGTACTCATTCTATGGACGCTGGTCAAGGGTATATAACTAATATGGAATTAGTAAAGAACAATTCCAAGTCTGGCTCTGTAACTTCTAAAACTGATTTATCTACTCAAAACATTGTAGCTAATGATGCTAAAGCTAATGCTAAAACTAAAAAGGGGCAAGATAAAAAAGCCCTAAGTACTTCTCAGAATCTTAATCTTAACTTTACTTATAATGAGAAGGTATATTACAATGAGCATTTCTTGAATGATAAGGGAGACATAATTGATATCAAGGGTCAAGCTGAGTTCATTAGAAAGAAAGCTTATTATACGGAAGTAAATGCCGATAATCCCCAAGCCTTGGCAGAGGGTATAGTGTTATCTACAGGTAATACAGTTACCTCTAAGGGTAAGTTAATTCCTGGTAAGATATCAGTTAAACAAATCCAAGTGCCTGAAGATTATGGGGTTAAGTTTAATTATATGGCCATAGCTAATCGAGTATACCGAGACATAGCTAAAAGGCATAAGCGAATTGCAAGTCAAATCTATGTAGAAAAATAAGGGTATGAGTTACGAAACAGCAAAGATAATAACCGACGAAGGCTTAGAGGGTCTTGGTCGGTATTACTCTGTTTATCGTGGCATTGTTATTGATAATAACGATGTAGAGAAACATATGAACAGGGTAAAGGTATGTGTTCCAGAGGTAATGGGTGGAGTATTTGCTTGGGCATATCCTAAAGGACAACATGGTTCAATTAGTTCTGGTTTCAAATTCTTAGCCCCTAAAGTGGGAGATACGGTATTTGTTACTTTTGAATTTGGGGACCCAACTAAACCTCTCTGGGAATACCATGGTTGGGGAATGAGTCAAATACCCCAACCTCTGGATGGTCTCAATAAAATGGGGATAGTTACTCCCGAAGGAAACTTAATAGTCATAGATGATGATAACGGAGAACTTAATTTACATTTCAATGGACCTGTAAATGTTCGTTCGGAGAAAGAGATAGTAATAAATGCTGATGGAGATATAAACATATCTTCTGGTGATTCCGTGATACTTAATACTGGAGAAAATGGTGGAGTAATCAATATTTTTCAATTAACCGAAAAATTAAACCAAACCATTAAAGAACTAGAACAACTTCGTAGTATGTTCAATTCTCATGTACACTCAGGTGTAACTACTGGACCAGGTTCTTCGGGTCCTACAGTAACTCAAGTAATTAAACCTTTCTCACAATTCGTTGTAGACGATTATGAAGATAAAACCTGCATACACTAATGGAAAAGAATTACTTTACAGACTTAGTTGGTATAGGTGTAACTTACCCTATCCAACTTACAACTAATGAAAAGGGTGAAAGAGGTTGGTACCCAGTAAATGGGGATTTTAAACTTATCAGAGATAATATAAGTTCGATATTATATTACATGATAGGCCAGAGATTTCGACAGGAAAACTTTGGTAGTAAACTATGGCAATGTATTGAGGAACCAAACTCACAAGCCCTAAGTTTTATAATTAAAGAGTTTTTAAAACAAGCCATAGGTGCTTGGGAACAAAGGATAACCTTCCAAAGTATCACAGTTACTAGAGTTGATGCAAAAATACACATAGAAGTAACATATATAGTAAATGGAACAAATTCTAGTCAGTACCTCGATATCACCTATGACCGGTCGGATAATTCATTAAATACACAATAATATGGGAATCACAAATAAATGGCTTAACCCATACCAGAGGTCTTATCAACAGATTAAGGCCAAGCTGGTTGAATCCCTTATGGGACTCAAAGACCCTCAAGGTCAGAAACTCATAACGGATTATTCGGAGGGGAACATCTTAATTATCATCCTCTCATTATTTGCGGCAATTGCCGAAGTACTTCACTACTATGTAGATAACATGGCAAGGGAAACTTTCCTATCTACGGCAAGAAGGTATGATTCGGTAGTTAAACATGGGGCTTTGGTAGATTATCATGCTCGAGCAGCAATTGCTGCTACAGTAGATGTAATCTTATCCAGAAGTATTACTGGTAATTCTATCGGAGCTAAATTAACTATACCTCAAGGTACTCTGTTTACAGATTCTAGTGGTAATTCCTGGTTATCTGCTAGAGACGTAACTTGGTATTCAAATGTAACTACTTGTAAAGTACCTATAGTTCAACACGAGAAGTATACTGCAAGTGCTTTAAATAATATGGTAATACCTACTGGAGATAGAGTTATAATTCATCTGGGTACTCTACCCAATGGTAAGTATTATGAACAAGGTTCTATGTCATTGCAGATAGGTGGGGAAACTTGGGTATTAGTAGATACATTTGCAAAATCCAAACCTACAGACAAACACTTTATGGTTTCAGTAGATGAGGCACTTAATCCTTATATAATGTTTGGGGATGGTACCTTTGGTAAGAAGCCTGCAGCAGGAGCAAAAATAACCAATGTGGTATTCTACTTAACCAATGGTACTCAGGGTAATGTAAAGAGTAATACTATTACTTCTGTACCTTCAGTAATCTCTTCTTCAATTACTGATGCTACCGTAAGTAATGCTTACGATGCCGGAGGTGGTTCAAACTATGAAAACTTTACAATGCTCAAAGAACATATACCTTTGAGTGTAAAGACTTTGGGAGTAGCAATTACCAAAGAGGATTTCGAAAGTTTGGCCATGTTGGTTGATGGGGTAAACAAAGCTAAAGCCGATTATGAATGCGGTAGAAAGCTTACAGTATATATTAGCCCCGATGGTGGAGCTGTTGCTTCTTCTGAATTAATCAATAGGGTATACAATCTATTATCTCAAAGAGCTCCTATGACCACATGGTTAAAGGTTAAGTCTGCAGGTAAGGTTCAGATTATTCTAGAGATGGGTGTTACCGGTAAGAAGTCTTATAAGACTGCAGAGATACAAACTCAAATTCTTACGGCTCTGTATAATGCCTATTCTCCAGAGCAAGCTCAGATAGGAGGGAGCGTAAGGGTATCAGATATTTATGCCTTAATTGATAACTTATCAACCGTAGATTACCTTCACCTTACCAAATTTTATATTAAACCTTGGCCTACTACCATTTATGGTAATAAGGAACTAAACCTGGGCCAGTTTAAATTAAACAAGGCAAAGGGTTCTATGACCTACTACATAACCTTCAATTCCTCAACTACCTTTACAGTACGTTCGGTATCAAATGGTTATGTAACTACTGGCTCAGTTGGTAGCTCTATCCAGATTATCGATAAGGCTAATGGCTTTGACTTCTCTTTGGATATTCAGAACAATAATTATCAGTCTGGTTACAGATATTCTATTACGGTATCAGAACCTAACCATGACTATGAAGACCCCGGTTTTAATTTACCAGTATTCGAAAATGCTTCACAATTGACTTTAACCGTAAAAGAAATTGTATAATGATAAACCTCAAAAATCTAATCGACTTTTTGCCATTCGAGTATAAAGCTCAAGATACATATAAGGTAAATGGCAAAGGCATCTTAGAGAGGTTTCTAGAAATTTGTGGAGAGCATTTTGAAGATTACATTACAAAGGATATTGAGAATATCTTGGACATTATCGATATAGATAAGGCTCCGGATATGTATCTCAATTTCCTTTGGCAATTCCTCGGAGAAATGCCCTTTGCTTATGGGAACACTATAGATGCACAGAAATGGGCAGAGTACTTTAATGGGTTCTACTCCGATGATAAACTCCAAGAGTTATCTAAGCTTTGGATAATACCAAAGGAGGGACCCTTTACTTTAACCAGTACTCAAGTAAGAAACATCCTGAAGTATTCGATATCTCTTTTTAAAATAAGAGGTACCTCTGAGTTCTTCGAAATAATGATGAGGCTGTATGGGTTAACCTGCGTAGTAACTGACCCTGCAAAGGCTGATAGTTATGACGGTTGGGTAAAAGGTAATCCGCACTTTGACCAGTATTACCATTATGACGATAAGTATACCTATGATAATACTTTCGATTGTTCTCAATGTATACCGGTAACCTTTAGACTTACCGGTCATGGATATACTTCGAACTCGGCAGCTTTCAGAAAATTTAGAGAAGCCGTAGAGGCTTTCTTTAAAAGATTCATACCCTATCATGTATCTTTCGATATTCAATATGGGTTTACCGTAAATGATGGGTATACAATTAAAGCTGAGTTAGTAAATCCGGACCAACCCAATCTTATTACTTCAGAGGTATATGAAGTACCGGTAAAGGTAACTGTAACTTCAGATTGGATAAATGCCGACCTAAGATATCAGATATCCAGTGATAATATAAATTGGGGTTACACTAAACACGAAAGTGGTTCCATTTTTAATATACCCAGAGCAGGTACTTATTATTTTAGAAGTGTGGGAGACCCTACTAAGGTAACTCAAATCACGGTTAATCAAGAATCTTATAATCGAGTATATTCTATTACTTGTGACCCTATTACTGGAAAGCTAACTCCTACTAACCTAAAAGTAAGTACAGTAGTAAGGGCAAACGTATCCTATAAGGGTACCGTGAAAACCTGTAATGTACGACTATCCGGTACTGATATAGTGAAAGTCTCTGGCTCAACTTGGGAATTTTCAGAGCCTGGTACCTACATCTTTGAGATTGTAGAGTTCCCAGTAAAGCAAACTTCCTTTGTTGTAACTCGAGAAGAGATTACATATAAGGTAAGATGTACACCTTCTGAATTTAGAGTTGGGGATAAGCAAAGTATCAAGGATGCTACTACCACTCTTACCATCGAATCGAATTACCCAGAATCATTTACTGGTGAACTATATTGTAGGCTAATTGGTGATACTAAGTTGTTTAAGAACGGTGATAAGTTTACTGCTAATAGTTATGGTACTTATAAGTTTAAATGTACACTGGATAAAAGGGAAACCGATGAAGGTGTAGGTATATTCGAAGTAGTATCTGGTAAGACTGCAGTATATCGAATTACTGTTAGCCCACCAACAGTCACATTATTCAATGGCTCTGCAAAAGCTACAGTAAAGATACAACGTATTTCTGGTAATGGGGATGATTACAGAGTAAGGGTAATTGAAACTGGGGAAACCTTTAATGCTCAGAATGGTTATGTATATACTGCAAATAGGGCAGGGACTTATACCTTCCAGTCTGTAGCTTACCCTACTGCTAAGACTACTTTGGTAGTTAATAATTCTCCAGTAGTATATCAGAATAAATTAAAGATAGTACCTTCGGATGCTACAGACAGTCATTGGAAAGAACCCAACTGGGCATTACCAGAAGACCAGATAGATGATACTTATGCAGTATACCAATTACTGGATGAGAAGTCTGCTTGTAAGTTCCATCTTGAGGAAATGAAAAATGGGGTCAATGTAAGTGGTACTGCTACCTGTGATGAGAACGGGGAAACCTATAACCTTAATGAGGAAATTGTTCTTACCAAGGCTGGGACTTATACCTTTGTGGCAGATGATGGTTCTTCATTAAGATGTCAAGTAATACTGGAAGATTATCCTACAATCATCGAGATTTCTTGTACTCCCACTTATGCAGAATTAAAGGGGAATGTTAAACAAGTATCTACTTTAATCAAGTGTACTTCTAATAAACCTGACTTCGATAGTCGAATAAGGGAAGTTGGTAAAGTAACTACTTATGACGCAGGTGGTGCTGGTTATGAATTTGTAACTGCACAAGCTGGTGAATATATCTTTGAATCAGTGGTAGATACTTCGAAGAGAACTAAGTTCACCGTAGTAGATGCAGACCTTTTAAGTGTTAGTCCTCAAAAGTTAGAATGGGAACATGATGACCTCTCAGAGAAAACATTTACCATTACAACTTACAGTAATCAATCTTGGCAAATAGTAGAACAATGATAAATTCAACAATCGATAGAATAACAGAGACCACAACTCAGTCTTTATTCAAGACATTCACTGTGGGTATATTGGGAGAGTGTACACAAATCTTGTATGATTTGAGATGGATGATAGTTCTTGCAATAATTCTAATCCTATCAGATTTATGGTTTGGGTTATCGGCAAGTAGGTTACAGAAAATCGAAATTCGAAAATCTAGAGCTGGAAGAAGAACTCTAAACAAAATAATAGATTATATCTGTTATGTTCTACTTGGTGCTGTACTTGGTAAAGCTATTGGGGAACCCTATGGGATGAACCCAATAGTGGTATCAATAACGGTTATGGTAATATGCTACTGTTTCGAAGTAGATAGTATATATGGACACATCTGTGAAATACATGGTATTAAGAAACGGTACAGTATATGGAGAATACTCTTTAAATTGTTAACCCTCAAGTTCAAGGATGTAGGTGAAGCATTTAAAGACATGTCAGAACAGAAAAATCGATTTAAAAATACTAAGAACAATGAAGACGTACTTTAAGTATGAAGGTATTATTAAATCAAAGGAAGCAGCAGAGGCAATTGCTGCTCCTTCTGGTTTAGGACCATTCTGTGGATTTGGCTCAGCTACCATAAATGGTAACAAGTTAGTGGTATCTCCTCAGGGAGTTGCTGGAAGTAAGTATGCCAATGTAATCAAGGATAGGATTATGGCAAGATATATGGCAAAGGCTTCAGAAGATGGAGAATTGCCAGATGTAAACTTTGGGTGTATTTCAAGGGATGGGTATGTATTTATATCTGATGAACAAACTATTACCATTGAGAATATCCAAGGTACCCAAGGTTCAACAGAAGAGGTATTACTCTTTGCAGTACACACTACTATCTCCGAACCTGTAGATAACCCAGTAGACTTTGTAGCTTATTGGAATGAATCCTCCGAAAGCTTCTACACATTGTTTAAAAAGTCTCTGGATATTTATTATCCGATTGCCGAAGAAAATCGTACACCGGATATCATTAATAATGATATATATTCCAATTATGATATGACCTATAGCAATCTTCTAGAGATGGTAGAGAGTGCTTGCCCTTATTACTCTAATAATAAAACTTCCGTTGTTCTTATCGGAGTATATGGTAAGGGTACTGATGCAATGACCAAACGAAATGAGAACTTTGCTATCGTACCCTATCAAGGTAAGTTTCAAGAAATCCCTTATACTACTGCTGCTCAGAGTATGATGAAAGAATCAGTGAAAAGAGTAGAACAGATAAATTCAGGCTTTCCAGTAGTAGATGAATCGGGTACTAAGTTAAATATCAAGCAATACATTGATAGTCAAATTGAGGCTATCAGAAAAGAATTCTCTGAATCTCTGAGTACTGCTAACTTACCAATCGGTTCTATTATTCTTTGGGAAACCGATGTAATACCCGATGGTTGGGCAGAATATACTAAGGCAGCTGGTAGAATAGTTATTGGTTACCAAGCTGGAGGTGTTCAAATTGGGGATGAAGTAATGTTACAGAATGTTGGAGATTACTATACACCAACTAAGGGTAATTTCTTAATCTCTATTAAAGGTGATGACCTTCCTAAGCATAGGCATGCTCTTGGTGTATCTAAAGGTAAACAAGATGATGCCAATAACTGGGAGAACGTTCGTCCTCAATCTTTCTTTAATAGGGAGACGGGATTGAATGGAGATTTCGGTAGAGGAACTCCTACCAAGGGTATTCAAGATGGTGCTATCGTAGTAAGCTGGAACCTATTAGGGGAATCTTTCTTACAAGAAACTTCGGTAGAAACTTTGGATATTGAAAAATTGCCACCGACTATTACATTACGATATATCCAAAAGATATCATCATAAAGTTGTTATTAGTTATTTAGTAGTATTAAAACTCATGTGTATTATTTGTATTGTTTAAGAGTAAACATTTGTTTACAATCTGTGTTTTGCGTAGTAAAAATTAATTGGGAGAGGGACGTTGGGAAACGCCCCTTTTCTTTTGTGTTAATACTTAAGTTCTTCTTTAGCTCGGTCTTCCCAATATTGTATATCTTGTCTAAGTTCTGATATATATCTCATAGATTCATTAGTCTTAGGCATTTCGAAAAATTCGATAAGCATTATATTAGTTATTCGAGTACTATTTTCAAGCCTTTCCTTGATAAAAGGGGGAGGAGTAATTAATACCTCAAACAAAAGATAGGCATCTGGAGAAAGCTTATCCTTCATATAAGTATACATCATATCAAGCATTTCTGATTTAGCTTTCTCTTCTTCGGTATCATCCTCTAATTCTTTATCATTATCGAATAAGTCATCGAGTTTAAAGAGGCTTTGATTATACTCTGCCTGTTCTCCGTATGCAGAACGAAGCAATTTATTTTTGAATGTACTAAGTGATGCAAGGATTCTTGCTTTAAGATGTTCTTCAGTACATTCACCATAGTATTTGTTGAAAACAAATAACATCTTATCCCAGAAATAAGATTGGATAATATCCGGTGTAAGATTAAACCGTTTATAATCAATCTGTCTGGTAAGGTTTCTAATTACTGGCTTACAGACTTTATAAAGTCTGTTGAAAGTAGCTTCATCATATTCTTGCATAGGTTTTAATCGATGAAGCTCTGAACCGTTATTTCCTTTACTTTTTCCCATGTTTTTAAATATTCGTTATGCAAATATAAGTATTTTTTCTTATATAAAATAATAATATTAAATATTCGGGAGCTTAAGGTAGTGGATTAGTAGTTTCTAGATAGATGTCAACATACTTAGAACTATCTCGGTACTATCAAAATCTATTAGTTTATATAATATTGCAATATAGATATGAAGAAGTTTAAAGACAAAATCAAATTCAGTTTCACTCCGGATTTTCAGTTAGAGATACTCCGGTTTGTTTTAAGAGATAAGGAAGGAGGCTTAGTCCTAAAAAGGATTAAATCTAATTACCTGGTTCTCATAGAACACTCCCTTATCTTCGAGGGTATATCAAAATATTTTAAGAAGCAAGGCAGAATGCCCTCCGAGAATATCTTAAAGGAAGTATTAAAAGAGTTACTAGAATCTAAAACCTATGTGGATTTGGTAACTAAAGATGATATACCCAATATCAATAAACTAATAAGTAATCTCTATCATATACCCCTATCGGATTCTGATTATATAAAAGAAAAGATATATCAGTTCTCTACTTATGTTGAGATGAAGAACTTAAATGATTCCTTCGATTTGGATAACTTTGAACAATACGAAGAGTATTCGAGGAAGATTGAAAAGGTACTTCAGAAAAGTAAACCTAAGAAAGAAGATGAACCTTTATATATGATTCGGGATATTACCGAGAGACAGTTTAGAAGACAATCAGAACCTTCAGTTATACCTTGCCCATTTAGGCAGTTGAATGAACTAACTAATGCAGGAGGTTATCCAGAGCATTCAGTTAACGTGATATTGGATAAACCCAAGGCAAAGAAAACCTTCTTTATGGTAAACCTTGCAAGAGGTTATCTCAGAATGAAGAAGTCAGTATTATATATTGATACAGAAAATGGCCAAGAACAAATCATGGACCGTTTTATTCAATCCAGTATCAATAAAACTAAGAAGGAATTATACTCTGGTGAATATGATAAACTTGAGGCAAAGCATTTAAGGAAACTTACAAGGTTTGGAGTTGAATTAGTGGTTGAGCGTGTACCAGCAATGATTACTAATACCACTTATATAAGGGAAAAGATAATTCAACTTCGTAATCAAGGAATTGATATTAAAGTTCTTATGGTTGACTACGCTGGTAAGCTTGCATCAATAGCGGGTGATAGAGAAGATTTCGAAAGAATATCTAATGTATACGTAGACCTTCAGAACTTAGCCGAGGAATTACATTTAGATATTATATGGACTGCCCATCACATTACTCGTGAAGGTAAAAAGCATAGGCTTACTAGATACGATGAGAATGATATCTCTGGTTCAATTGCCATTGTTCGTAATGCCCAGGTTATCATGGGTCTTAACTCTACTGAGCAAGAAGAAAAAGATAATATTCTTCGAGCTGAGATAGTAGTACAAAGGGATGGTCTTCCTTCCGGTAGAGCATTATTCAAATGCGATGTCGAAAGGCAAAGATGTACGGAATTTACAAGGGAACAACGTAAACAATATGATGAAGTGTATTCTGGAGTATTAGATTCTATGATGAAGAGTTCTAAAGATAATCCCTCTGCAAATAAAGAAAAGTATGAGAAGAAATCAGGTGATATCTAAAAGAAAGTTAATCTCTAATATAGTAGGGTGGCCAGATTATTATATTTCTAAGAGAAGTAGGTTATATAGATACTACCCTAAAAGAAAAGTATGGATGTTATTAAAAGGTACCCTCAATCGGGGTAGGATATATCATATATTAAGAGATAGTAATAAACATAAAAGGATTCAGGCTTCTAGATTAGTAGCCTTAGCTTGGGTACCTAACCCAGAGAGTAAACCTCATGTATGTCATAAAGATAATAACCCTTGCAATAATATACATACTAATCTTTATTGGGGTACACAGAAAGAAAATATACAACAGTGTATCAGGGATAATAGATTTAGACCTCAAGGTAAAGTACCCATATCTAGAAAGGCTATACTTAATCTTAATAAAGATTATTTAAACGGTGTTACTATAAAGGAACTAAAACAGAAATACAATATAACCCATATTCATAGATACGTTAAAGAAACTAAAAAGAGATATAGATTAGGACATGATAGGGTACGAGAGTTAATTAGGGATAAAGCCAAGGGTTACTCCAATAAAGAATTGGGAGAAAAGTATAAGCTAAGTAAAGCTAGTATTAGTCACTACTTAAATAGAAGTTTATGAAAATAACAAATCAATTTAAGTCTAAGCTCAAAACTTATTTCATTAAAAGACTTGGAGCTTTTGAATATCGACATGGCTGGATGCGTATACCAACTTGCCCCTATTGTGGGAGAGAACATAAGTTGGGAGTTAACCTTTCTATGTATAGAACCAATTGTTTTAGATGTAATGCCCATCCTTCTCCTGCTCAACTAATAATGGACATAGAAGGATTTACTGAGTACCATGAACTAATTAATTTTTTGAACAATGGACAATTTGATGAACTACAGTTTAAGGAAGAGAAAATCGAACTTGCCGAAAGTAAGCCAGTATATCTCCCTGAGGGATTTAGAAACATTTCGCTCGGGGATAGCCAACTTGCAAAAAGCATTCGGGGATATATCAAGAAACGCGGATTTAGCCTCGAGAAGTTTTCAAGATACGGTATCGGCTATGGAACAAGCGGCTCAACATATGGGTACCTTATCATCCCGTTTTATTATCGAGGACAACTTAGGTATTACAATGCTCGAAATGTTATCGGCAAAGGGCCCAGATATAATAACCCAGACAAAGACATCACCGGTTTGGGAAAACAGTTTATCATCTTTAATCATGATGCGTTGGAGATGTATCGGTCGGTATTCATTTGCGAAGGGGCACTTAATGCTCTCACAATTGGGGATAGAGCAATTGCCACAATGGGCAAAGCTATATCTGCATTCCAAGTCAATGAGTTACTTAAATCCCAATGCGAAAGATTTATTATATTGTTGGACCCAGACGCAAAAGAATATGCCATCAACTTGGCTCTCAAGCTTGTTGCATATAAAAAAGTCAAGGCGGTGTTTTTACCAGACGGAAAAGACGTAAATGATTTAGGGAGAAGTCAGACACTTAAGTTAGTATATGCTACCAGGTACCAAAGTTATCAAGAATTGATATCAATCAGAAACTCATTGAAATAGGGAGTTCCTATTATATTATAAAATAATATATTTATGCGTGAACCATCTATCCATATAACTAAGTCTCAGTTTGAGGAAATATTAAATACCCTAGGGGTAGATAACTTCCCAGTTGAGGCTTTTTTTGTTATTGCTCGAAAGGAGGCAATAAATCATAGAGCAGTCTTAGTTTCTAATAATAAGAATACTAAGCGAGTTAATAACATTTTACTAGCATCTAAGGGGGATGCTGCCCTTGTTGCTGATATTTTATATGCAACTCGTATAAAGTTAAAGCATAGGGGAGTTCGTAAAATAAATGAAAGTAATTCTCGAGAATGGGCAAATTGTAAAAAGCTTGCAGAGATATGTAATACCTTTTGTGAGGATTTTAAACTTGATACCAGGGAAGGTTTTATCAAGTATATAGAGACTGGACTAAAAAGGATGACTGATTATAGGAATGTTATGCAAAGGTTAATATCTATGCAGGATAACATTACTAATCAAGTAGATGCCGAGATAGAATTGCAATATTCAGATTCAAAGCTTACTAAAGAGATACATGATTATTTCATAGGTAAGATTGCTAAGGCAACTGGTATTTATGAATCTTATGAAAACAAACCAGAGAAGTATGTACACTTTGCAAAGGTAGGAGAATTCCTAAAAGAAGAGGGTTGGGATTATAAGACATTCATTGATGCTCAGTTTGAATCTCTTGCATGGTGTAATGGATTACCAGATATTGCACAGATGTATACGGATAAAGCAATTGAAAGATACAATAAGTATTTATATAAGTATAAGAACAAAAAATCCCTGGAAGAGGAACCCGAAGTTGAAGGTTCTCTCTGGGAAAAAATTAATAATTAAAAAAGTAATATGAAAGGTTTACAATTTTTCGGAAACAGAGTGGAGGATGCAGCTAATGCTTTTATTGATGTCCTCAAGTATTCAGACCAATCGGTAACTTATCCCGATTTTAAGGATATCGACCCTTGGCCTGATGAGATAATTAATATGTTCTATGTGATTTGGAAGAATGCCAAGTTCTCAGAACTAAGTGCAATTATTATGTATACCCAACAGTCTTCTAGATTCGAGGAGGTATCAGAATTGATGTTGGGTATTGGTTTGGTAGAGATGAGGCATCTTGACAAGATATCTGATTTCTTACAAAGGGCAGACCCATACGAGGATTACTCTACCATGAATATTAATCCTACAATTGAGATTGGTTCTACTTGGGAACAAGCTTTAAAGATTGCTTTGAATTCTGAGATAGAAACTATTGGTCACTACAAGAAAATCCAAAGAGCAATTGCTCAATACGAGGAACGTTCTGATTATAATGACGTGAATTATTTCCTTGAGAAATTGATTGCGGATGAGGAGCATCATATGAAACTTCTCAAGGAAGCAATGGGCATGGATAAAGCTACTAAGGGTGTAACTGTAATTATCAAATGAGTAAGCTAATTATTCAGAATGGAAATATGTGTGAACTTGACTTACCTCTTAAGTTCGCACAGAAACTTTATAATGAGTTTGCCATTCGACATCCAAATGCTTTCTACTTACGTACAAGGCAAAGAGGTATGCAGAATTGGGATGGTAAAATTCACTACATTACCAAGACTGGGCAATTTAAAATAGGTTTACTTCCTAAGGTATACGATATGTGTATTGAAATGGGGATTAAACCTAAAGTTGTAGATATGAGACAACCCTTACCTAAAGTCAGTAAAGTAGTTACGAATATAGGTAAATATAAATTAAGACCCGAGCAAGAGAAAGCAGTTAAGTCTGTGATTAATAATCGAGTAGGTGATACACCTTTCCATATTGGTGTATTAGATTACACTGTTAATGCCGGTAAATGCACCGGTAAGGGTACCCTAATACATACTGAGGATGGGTTATTACCTATAGAAAAAATCGTTTCTGAAACAGGTAAGATACGATATAAAGGTAAAGTCCTTACTAAAGAAGGTGTATTAGTAAAACCCAATGCAGGAGTTTATAATGAGATTAAGGTAGTAAAGATAACTACTTCTCAGGGTTATACTCTAATCTGTGGATATGAAAATCACAGATTATATACTTATTATGGAGATAATCTACAATGGGTATATGTCAAGGATTTAAAGAAAGGGGATTGTTTACCTATCTCCTTAGAATATACTCATTCTAAAAATACCATAGGTAAAAACCTTAGCTATACTTTGGGAGCTTTATCCGGAGATGGTCATATTCATCAAGTTTCTAAAAATCAAATAAACATATCTATATCAGGTCAAGATATAGAAGTAGCCGAAGTAGTTAAAGCTACTATGGATGAAATCTGTAAAACTCCTGTAGAAATAAAACCCCACAAAAGATTTAAAGGTTTTCATATATCTAAATCCGATACTAATTTTGCTAAACTACTTCAAGAGGAATATCCAGAATTAATTGGTACTGCCCATGAAAAGTACATACCCGATAAGATTCTTCAGGCTTCTTATGATGACTTAAGGAATTATATAGCAGGTTTATTTGATACAGATGGGCATAATTCATCATCCCATGGTAGAAGATCCTTATCTTTTACTACTGTAAATCTTGAAAATGCTCGTAGAGTACAACAAGCTTTATTATCTTTAGGAATAGCTTGTTGTCTTAAACCCAAGAAGACTTCATGTAATGGTAAAGGGAGTATAGCTTATAGAATAACTATTCATAGCGAATTTTATGATGAGTTTCTAGAAATAATACCCATGAGGATTGAAAGAAAATGTATTCCTAGCAATTCTCAACGGAATAACTACAGTAATAAACTACCTTTTAGTAATTTTGCTAAAGAACTTTATGATAAGCTTTCTTGGAAAGAAAAAGGTAAGTTTAGAAAAACCTATGGTAGAGTTATAAGTACACAGGTAAGTCATCATAATAGATTAACTTTAACTGCTTTTAATTGCTTAGTAGAATTCTTAGGCTCTAATAATGATAAAGCTACAGAATTACTAAATATTTCTAGTAATTGTTATTGGGATAAAATAGATAAGATAGAAATCTTAGATAAATACCCATGTTATGATATGGAGATACCTAAGTATCATAATTACCTATCTAATGGATTCATATCTCATAACACACTTATCATGTCGTCTTTATATTTAACCTATAAGAAGCAGTTAAAGACTTTGCTAATAACTAATGACTCAGATTGGTTAAATCAAGCTAGAGAAGAATTTAAGCAATATCTTCCGGGAGAAGATATCACTTTTGTTCAAGGCAAGGTTTTAAACTGGAGTAACTTTACTATAGGTATGGTTCAATCCATCTCAAGGAATATGAGGTTCTATCAAAAGGAATTATCTCAAATAGATATGGTACTTGTGGATGAGGCTGACCAGGGAGGTAGTAAGCAATATCAGAATGTAATCACCCGACTGTTTAATACCAGAATTCGTATAGGGTTATCTGGTACCATTTATATGAGTAAACTTGCTAAGGATAAGGTCAAGAACATGAACCTAGAATGTTTCTTTGGTAAAGTGATTGCTGAGTTTAAACTTAAGGATTCCATCAAGAAGGGTTACTCAACTAAAACTATCGTAAAGATGGTACCCGGTAAACCTTGGTATGGTAATTGGGAATCTGATTGTATATCCTATAAGGAGATATATGATGATTCTATTACCGAAAATAATACCGCGTGGACCATGGCTTATAATCGATTACGATGGAATATTAATCAAGGTAGATATCCTGCTCTTGTAGTATGCAAGCATATTGCACATTGTGAAAATCTATATAAGTTCTTTAAAAAGAAACTGGGCGATGCCTATAATATTGCCTACGTGCATGTTAATACTCCCTCTAAGTTAAGACAACAAATAATGAGGGATTTTAGGGAAGGCAAAATAGATATCCTGGTATCAACTACAATCATTGCTCGAGGTAAAAACTTTCCTAAGCTTAGGTATTTACTTAATGCAGCAAGCATGGATAGTCAGGAAAAATCTATTCAGTTTCTTGGTCGTTTGGTAAGAACCGATGAATCTAAAAATAAGGTATACCTGGATGACCTTCATTATCCTGGCCCTTATTTAGATAGGCATGGTAAGCATAGGAAGCAATATTATCAGAGACAAGAATTGAAAGTAATATTGTTAGATAAGCTATGGAAGAAACATCCTAACCATAGCCTTATTAAGAGTTAACTAGAAGTACTATGAGTATTTACTTTTTCTCCGTAGGAGGAAAAGAAGATTACAATTAATAAGCATATAGGCATTATGAATAATGATAAACTAATATGTATCAGAGATGAAGATGATACTAAACTAACTACTCTATTATCAGATGGTTGGAAGATAATCCAAATCTCTGCATCCGGTATTTATTGCTGGGTACTCTTAAGGAAACCCAATAATACTAAAAAGAAAATCAAAGGCTTTCAGTGATGGAGAAATATATTTTAATTACAGCGGTTGTTATTATGATAATAATACTCGCTTTAGACTTCATATTTTCTAAGGATGGTTATCAATGCCATTCATGCAAGAAACATTTTCATAAAGAGGATTTGGAAATCAAGGGATGGCATTTCAAAGAATGGGTCTGTCCTAATTGTAAACACCTTAATTATACTTATGATGAGGAAGATTAAAGAATGGTTTAAGTCTCTCGTTGTTGGGGAGGTACCCAACCCTAAACATGTATTCAACTGTAGAGATTTGATATGGATATCAAGCTTGGAAACTTCTCAAAATACTCCCGAATGCTTTACTCATTATTTCTATCTGTACTGGAGTAATGGTATGGTAGTCAAAGTATGTCAAGAGAGTCATGATAGAAATTCATACCAAGAATTATATAAACTCAGGGAACTATTTATTAATAACATGGGTTATTCCTATGTTCCGATAGAAGATAACAGTGAGATATACATTTATTATAAACGTAAAAAGGATATATAATGGCTAAGAAAAAGAAACAACTTCCTGACTTATCGAAGCAAGATATTCTTACTCCCATAGATGTAAGTACTCTGGGGACTAATGGAGACCCTTGCTTTGGTATTGGGTATGATTTATCAACTAAGGAATGTAAGCTATGCGGAGACTCAGAGCTATGTGCATTTAAGATGTCACAGAACTTGAACATTACAAGAAAAGAACTTGAACAGAAGAATCAATACAAGGATTTGGATGTACTTGAAGATACCGTTGGTATCAAGAAATACATCCGATGCTTGATTCGGAAAGGCAAAGAGAAAAAAGAAATTATCTCAAAGACAGTTGAGAAATTTGAAGTACCAAGAAAACGTATTAGAGAACTTTATAAAGAGTGTACTAAATAATGAAACCAATAGAGATGATATGGGCTATGTTCAAGGTATACCTTAACAACCCAAACTATTTTGTAAAGCAAGAAGATGTACTTGCTAATTTATGTATGGAGGGTTCTACCGATGTAATCAGGATGTGTAATTCATTGGGAGTACATGTTTCTAGACCCGAGAAATTAACCTTTGGATAACTTTTACGTAAATGTAATATATTATGAACAGATTTAGATTTATCAAAGTAAGGGAGGTAGTATCTCCCAACAGAGCAAACCCAAATGATGCTGGGTTAGATTTTTATGTACCAACCAACCTGACTTCAGAGGATATCCATTCTAAGAATGAATTAGATTCAGGAGGGTATGATTTGGATATACCCTTTAGTGAACATTTCGTAAGGCATATAGCTTTACAACCTGGGCATAGGATACTTATCCCATCGGGTATCAAAGGTTTGCTAGAACCTCCTGCATCTATGTTAATGGCAGCAAACAAATCTGGTATAGCTACTAAGAAAGGGTTAATCTTTACTGCCGAGATAGTGGATTCCCCTTATGTTGGAGAGATACATATTGGGATATATAACACTTCTCAAGAAATTCAGGTTATCGAGGCTGGTCAAAAGCTGGTACAATTTATTCATGTACCCATTTATATTACCGAGCCAGAGGAGATTCAGCAAGAGGAGTTTTATACTGAATCACAAATGTGGGGAAGCAGAGGAGATAAAGGATTTGGTTCATCTCAAAACATAAAATAGTGGACATAAGGAATATAAATGAACAAGTGCCTCAGGTAGAAGAAACTGAGGCACGGATACTACAAGAAATGTATGATCTTGGGATAGAACAATTCTCTGGATATAAATCTATAGAGAAGTTACCAGATTATCCCTTAGATATAAATAACCCAAAGAATCAAGTTATTCTAAAGGATTTTATTGGTAGAGTTATCGAAGAATTAACCGAAGGATTCGAATCTACCGATGAAGTAGTATCTATATATCGTGATTATGGATGGAATAATGATTGCTTAACCTCAGAAGAATATACTCAGGTATTAAACAGTCTAGCAAATGCAAATGAGGAACAAGCAGATGCCTTGGGATTCTTCTTTACTTTGCTTTTGTATTCTAATATATTGCCAGAAGATATATTAAAATATCAAGATGCCAAGAGTTTATTTGAGGTAATGGCAATCGGAGTCAAAGACCTACTCATCAAGTACCCAGATCATCGAAGTGTAAGGAAATATCCTATATTAAGTTCAACTGATTGGGCAAGAGAGGATAGAGCAGAGTATGATAAGATAATTTCTTATACCCCAGGTTTTCATGAAATAAGTGAAATATCCCATGAAAACGAGAAGTTATATTTATGGGAAGTAATATATGAACTTAATAAAGCAAGGAATTTCCTTAAGTGTAGACCCTGGAAACAAACTCAAGTAATGACCAAAGAAATAGATTTTCAGGAATCATTAGTAAAAGCTTTCTATCTCTATATGGGATTCTTAGCCATGAATGGGTTTACTCCTTGCGGATTATTTAGTTTATTCTTTAAAAAACAACGTCTCAATTTATGGAGGCAAACTACAAATTATTAGTAACCAATTAAAAATCAGCCAATTATATGTCGGGTTGGAATAGGAAATTAGAGGGGCTTCAACTTAATACGGAGGAGTCCCTCCATTCGTTAGAATTTGCTACTTCACAGGAAGCATGGGAAAAACTTAATGAGGGCTTCTTAAGATTAGACCCAATCCTATTTGGGAAGGGGGCTATGGCTAATAGTGGGGTAGCAGTAGTGTATAATGTATTCATAAAGATACGCAAGGCCTGGGTAGACCCAGAATTTGATTATGGAAGATGTTTCAATTACAAAGAGACTAAGTGGACTAGCTTATTGAATAACTACATAGACTTTAATAAGCTTGATTTGTTGCGTAGTAAACTGAGAGTACTGAGAAATAAGTACAATCAGAATTACAATATAACCTATATGTTTAACAATCATCATGATAACGGAAAGCAATGTCTAATAGCAGCGACTTTTTCAAAACGATTCGGGGAGGACATCCCAGTTATTACAATGGTAGTTCGGGCTTCGGAGATTACCAAGAGGTTAATATTCGATTTCCTATTAATTCAACGAATGTCAGAGTACGTATATGGTCCGGATCAGTCAGTACAAATCAACCTATTCGCGACTCAAATGTACGGAAATGTGGAGACACTTCTAATGTATCATACCCATAAGCCATTGAAGAAGGTACTTAAGGGGGCAGAAGAGAATGCTTGGAATAAGAGAATAAAAGAGATATGGAAGAAATTCCAAAAGGGTACAGAGAAGGAATTCTCTTCATTCAAGGTATTCTTTAGAAGTTTTAAAGTGCTCAGACCAGATTTATATGAAGAAACATATAAATCAATGAAAGCAAAAGAATTACTTCTTGAATACGAAGATATTGAATATCCCGAGAATGTAATTTCTTACTCTCAACGCAAAGCCTATAAGAAGAAACTTTTAAAACAAAAGAACAACAATGGAAGCTAGGGAATTTTTAAATCAGAAGCGGATAGGATTAGTAAACAAATTTTATTACCAAGTTTTAGAGATTAAAAAGAACGGTGCAGAACCAGATATACCCTTGTTAATGAAAGAGGTAGAGGATTTTGATAATTTTGTATTTCGCTACTGGCATATGACCTGGGTTAATTCTACAATGTCATACAGTTAAATATTTATATAATATGAGGATATATTCTAACAGTTTTGAGTTAATGTCCGAAATGGGTAGAGAACTCAACAGTTATGGTCAACTTGTAAAACCAAAGACCTATCAAAATAAAGTCATTGAAGGTAATGAGGATTTTATTACTAAAGAACTCATTTGCCAACAATATTGCTTAACTTCATTGGGAGACCCGGTATGGTTATTCGTATTCTCTCATTCAAGAGAATGGGCAGATGCAGAGTTCCAAGAAAGAATATCCCCTAATGATATAAATCCAGGAGAAGCTTGGAAATTAAGAAAAGATTTATGGGAACAATTCCTTGATGAAAAGGGTATGTTCGATTACACATACAATGAGAGAATGGGTGAAGTATTAATAAAAGATTTAGTTCGTCTTTTAAAGAGAGACCCAGATACAAGAAAAGCAATTATACCAATATTTGATCATGATGATACCTTATACTATGGTGGTAGACAACGTATTCCTTGCTCTATGTATTATGATTTTCTTATTCGTCAGAATGGTAAGGGGGAGAAGGTATTACATATTTGCTATCACCAAAGAAGTTCGGATTTTGTACAACATTTCGGTAATGATATTTATTTAGCTTGGAGATTAATGGAATACGTAGCTCAAGAGGTAGGTGTAAAGCCTGGTTATCTATATCATACCATAGATTCATTGCATATATACAAAAAAGATTGGCATTTCTTATCTTGTAATTTAGAGGATTTGAAAGATGAATACTAAGTATTCAAATATAAAAGGGTACCCTGGATATTATATATCTAAAAGGGGTACCCTTTTTACTTCTCTTAAAAGGGTAGGAGTTAAAGGGAAAGGCCATGGTAGGAAAGGTACTACTACTGTGATTTCTAATACTTGGAGAAAGAGGTTGGTATCATTAACTTCTAATGGGTATTTACAATGTACTTTGTTTAGAAAGAGGTTTTATATACATAGGTTAGTATATGAAGCTTGGATTGGTAATATACCAAATGGGTATGATATTGACCATATAAATGGTATAAAAACTGATAATCGAGTATCTAATCTAAGAGCGGTTCCAAGGTCAGAAAATTTGAAACATAACTATGAGTTAGGTTTTAGGGGTTCTAATTATATACATACTTTTTCTGATAAAGAAAGGAATCTAATAATGATAGACCATAAAGAAAAGGGTCTTAGTATAAAGAAAATATCTCTTAAGTATGGATATTCTAGGTACTTTATTCATCAGGTATTGAAAGGAATTAGATAATGGAAACAAGATATCACATAATAAGAAACAAAAGAGAGTTAAAGAAACTCATTGCCTGTTGTAAAGCTACTGGTTATGCTTGCTGTGACTACGAAACAAATGCAGAACCCATATATAATAGGGGTTTTAAGCCAACTATACTCTCAGTATCCTGGATGCCAGGGTTTGGTGCTTCCATTCCTTTAGACCATTTCGAAACAAAAGGTTATACATCTCCAGGGTGGAATTGGAAAAAGATGCTAAGGAAATTTGGGGAAGAGGTAATTGAGAATTATGAGATAACCAAGGTTGCATGGAACTGGAAATTTGATGACCAGATAAACCAGAAATATCAAATATTCTATAGAGGTACTTGTTTAGATGGTATGCTTGCAAAATATCTACTAAACGAGGAAAAACCTAATGATTTAAAATCAATGGTAAGAAGGTATTTACCAGAGTATGGTAATTATGAGAAGCAAGATGCTTTCGATAAAATACCTTGGGATAAAAAAGAGTTAGACCCACTTTGCCATTATGGATGTCAAGATACGGATTATACTCTTAGGTTAATGATATTCTTTGAAAAGAAGCTGATTGACCTTGGTTTGTACAGTACCTTCAGGAATTTAATTATGTCTGCATCAAGGGTACTCACTTCAGTAGAGAAGAATGGTTTGTATCTAGATAGAGAGTTCAATAATCAACTACTGGAAACATATAAACCAAAAATAGATGCGGCTAGACAAGCTATATATGATTTGCCAAGAGTAAAGAAATTCGAAAAGAAGTATAATCAAGAAAAGATTGATAAATATATTCAATCTATCGAAGCTGAACTTGAGGAGCTAGATTATAATGATCCAAAAGATAAACGAAAGATTGTATCAAGGGAACAGAAAATCTCAAATATCAAGGCTGGTATATTCACAACTAAAAAGGAACAAGAATTGATAAGACCTATCAATTTGGGTAGTTCAGTTGATTTACCTGCATTGATGTATTCGGAAGAAGGTTTTCATTTTGAGGTAATTAAGAATAATGAATCCGGTAAACCAAGTACAGATGAAGAGACTCTTACTAATCTAAGGTTAACCGTTAAAAAACCAGATTCACCTAAGGCAATTTTCCTTGATAGGCTTCTTGAATTACGGGGTTTAGAGAAGATGTATAAAACCTATATAGAGGGTTGGAATGAAAAAGTTCAAGATGATGATAGATTACATGGAAGATTTCTTATTCATGGGACTACAAGTGGAAGATTATCCTCTGCAGAACCCAATGCTCAACAAATTCCCAAGACATCCGTAGACCCCAATATTAAATTACAATTAAAAGCTCCTAAAGGAACCTTATATATTGCTAGTGATTTTAGCCAGGCAGAATTAAGAATTATGGCTCATCTATCTGGAGATGAAACTTATCTTAATGCTTTTAACTCTGGTCAGGATCCTCACTTAGCAATTGCTGCTACTAAATATCATATACCCTATGAAGAAGCTCTTAAGATATATGAGGATGAAAATCATCCAGAACATAAGATATGGAAGGTGAGAAGAAAGCAAGCTAAACAAATTGCTTTTGGACTTATTTATGGAATTGGTGCAAAATTACTAGCAGTAAAACTATCTGACCCAAAATCTGGTATTATAGTTACACCAGAAGAAGCCCAAAAGGAAATGGACATCTTCTTTGGTCAACACCCCAAGTTGAAGACCTTCTTGAAGAAACAAGAGAAATTCCTTAGAAAGAATGGGCATCTGGTATCATTATTTGGGAGGAAAAGAAGATTACCCCAAATATATTCAAATGATAAGGGAGAAGAAGCTTATGCTTTGAGATTAGCATTAAATTTCCCATGTCAATCAGCAGCATCTGATATGTGTTTATTTGGAAGTATTCTCATATACTACTTAATGAGACAAGGTAAATTACCCTCTACTAAGTCTGTATGTTTGGTACATGATGCTAATTATCAGATTACTAAACCAGAGAATATTAATATTTGGAGTATATATGAGATGTGGCAAATTTATAGGAACCCATTAACTAAGCCATACTTCGGCTTTCAGATAGATGATGTCACAATGGACATGGAGTTTGTTATTGGTAGGTCAATGGCAGAAGAGTTACCTTTTATTCCGGGTTATAATTATAAGAAAATGTTAGAACCTGATTTCTCAGTAGAAGAATATATGGAAGAACATAAGAAATATAAACACATACCTATTTCAGAGTATAAGAAACGTTTTAACAAACAAATGAAGCAATATGAAAAAGATTTTGAACGGACCCACGGTATGGAGAGCTAAATGCCCAATATGTGATTGTGAATTTGAATATGACAATAGTGAAACTTTTGGGGTTTATAAAAAATCGGGCGATTATTTTAGGATAGTACAATGTCCTAATTGTAAAACTAATATAAAGCATTCAGATTCAGTATCTACCATTACAGGAGTGAAAAGAGAAGATACTATGTCTACATAAATAATATAAATTTATGGAATTATGGCAACACAGAAAGAGATTGATAATGCAAGCAAATTAACTGCCCTTACTTATATGGTTGCAGGTTGCTTAGGTTATTCTATCGAAAATTTACTTAAGTATTTAGATGGAGTTAATCTAAGGTTGAGTGGACAAGAAAAAATGTTACTTAACCGATTAAAGACTCAGTTATCTCAAGTACAAACTAATCTTACTACTTTAGAGGGATTGGCTTTTAAAGTGATGGCTACAGATGAGGATGGTAAACTTGCTTATGAAGATGCCACCCATATTTATTGGGCTGCATTTTTAGCCTTACTCGATAGAGGTGGTACTGATAACTTATGCGACTTAAGATTAATGGCTTTGGTAGATAAGATAAGCATCTATAAATCTCTTCTTAATTTGCCCGGTATGAAACTCTCTTATCAAATGGCTTTTGCTCAAGTAACTAAAGCAATAAGCAAAGGAGAATTTAGTAAAGAAGACTTTAAAAACTTATTGGAAGTTTATGAAGACGGAACTGAAAAAACTAAAGGTTAAATTTGAAGGTAAACTTATTGAGATTGATATCCAAAAGGAATTATCTATCAATGAGAATATCATTAATTCTCAGCTACGAGAATCTCCTTCTAGTTATTATGTACTTGCTTCTTTGAGAGATAAGTATATAAAAGAAAGAGATTCTCTAGCAAGAGAAAAAGAAGAAGCTTATTCGAATGCCTGGTTATATTATAAGGATGCTAATGAAAGGTGGAATAATGAGTATGTATCCCATAAGGCAAACCTTAACAAGAAGTATTCTTCTATTTATGAGAGATACTTAAAAGCTGTAGAAAAAGCAAATAAGTTCATAGCTATATGTAAAGCCTATGAGAGTCGGGAGAATATACTAAGAACTATTAATGCGAATCTAAGAAAGGGTTAACCCATTGAACTATAATTAATTACTAACTTTTAAAAACAGTATTAGAATATGAATTATTCAATGACATTTATCTCACCTCTTGTAGCTGAGAAATTTAATCAAGAATTACCTGGATGCCCAACAGAAAACCGGGTACTTATTTTATCTCCAAAGGAGGTAAATCAAACTAAATCCGGTTTGATTATCCCTGAACAAGTAAAAGAGGGAGTTCCTCGTAAAGGAGTTGTAGTAAAGAGTGGGGAAATTACCGAAGAATACAAAACCTACCGAGAATTGGTTGCTGTAGGTAGAATAGTTACCTATGGTTTGTATGCAGGTAAAGAACTTGAATTCGAAACGGACAAACTATCTCCTGCTCTCAAACAACTTTTAGAGAAAAACGTTCTTACCGTATTGAGTATGAACGAAGTAGTTTACTCAGAACCGAATAATTAAAACTAATCATTATGATAAAAGACAAGAAGAAAAAGAAAGTTTCATCAGAGGGACTTTCTACAAAAGAAAAGATGCTAGCTAGAAAGAAACAGCTAGAATCCAAGGGAAATGGTAGTGGGTTAGTATATCCAAAAGAGGGAACTCTGAGGATGAGAATTAAATCTCCGGGTGATGACCAAGAATTGGGTATCGAAATTATTCAATTCTACCTGGGTGGCAATTTGGGAGGAGTTATATCTCCGGCTACTTTTGATGAACCTTGCCCATTCATGGAGAAATACCAAGAATTGAAAAACTCCAAGGATGAAGATGACAAGGAACTTGCCAAGAACCTGGTACCAAGAAGAAGATATGTTATCGGTGGTATCATTTACTCAGATGAAAAGGGTAGTAAGGTAGATTACGAAGGCAAAGATAAGGGAGTTTTAGTTCCTCGCTCAGTATACCAGGATATCATTGACCTTTACCTTGATGAAGATGAGGCAGGTGATATGACAGACCCAAAAACTGGATACGATATCAAGGTAATTCGTTCCGGGTCTGGTAAACTAGATACCACTTATTCTGCCCGTGCTTGCAAACCAACTAAGTTGGACAAGAAATATCAAGGTACAATTGACCTTGAGGGGATAGTTCGTTCTCAAATCAAATCCTATGATGAGTTGGAAGATTTACTTTCACAGTATCTAAATGAAGACCATGGGGATGACGATGATGACGATAAGTCAAAGAAGAAAAAGAAAAAGGGAGTTCACAAAGACCATTACATGGAAGATGATGAACCCAAGAAAAAGAAAAGAAAATACAAATCGGATATTTAAGGGTTAGTAATATGGTTTCATTCGAAGGGGGTAATTAGATTCGTTCTGTTATCACCTTCTTTAGTTTAAAGACATTACATTATGGCAAAGAAATCTAAGGTTGGTTTAAAAGTACCAACAGCAAATGAGATGGCAAAGAAATATGGAAGTATGATTAAATTAGCTTCAGAAGTTACTGATACTGATTTATATATACCATCTACTTTCTTTGCTCTGAACTACTTATTTGGTAAGGGTATTCCTTATGGTAAAATCGTAGAGATTGCTGGAGAAGAATCCTCTGGTAAATCTTTGGTGGCTTATAACTTTGCTTATGCTACTCAACAACTCGGAGGTCATGTGATATGGGTAGATGCTGAACAATCCTGGATGAATTCATGGGCTGAAATCAATGGAGTAGACCCTGCAAGAGTAACCATTGTTAATGATACCCGTATTGAATATATTGCAGACGTAGTAGCAGACTTAGCAATTTATTTACGTTCTCAATTAACTCACAATGAACCGATACTCTTAGTAATCGATTCCATTGCAGCTACTGACTGTACTGATAATATAGATGCTAAGATGGTTGATGGTAAGGCAGAGATGGGAGGTAGAGCAAAGGCTCTTTATAAATACTTTCGTATCAGAAGTGAATTATTCTACAAACTGGGAGTATCTCAGATTTATATTAACCAATTAAGAACTGCTTTGAATGTCGGATTTGGAAAAGATAACACAACAACTACAGGAGGTGCAGCACTTAAGTTCTACGCTTCAATCAGAGCTGCTTTCTATTCAGGAAGGTCTGTTACCATTAAACAAAATGGGAAAGAAAGGAAAGCTGGGAAACTTGTCACTATCAGACTTATTAAAAATAAAGTTGCTCCTCCTCGACCTACAATCAGCAAATGCCCTGTATATTTCAATCCTAAATTCCACGAAGTCGGGTTTGACAGATGCTATGCTTTAGAAGATGTATTGGTAGATACCGATGTAATCGAAAAAACTACTGGTGGGTATAAATTGAAAGGGAAAACTCTTGCAAGAGGAGAAGAGAAATTCCAAAAGCTTCTGGAAGAAGACGATGAACTTCGTAGAAAACTTTTACGGAAAGCCGGAGTAAATACCATAGGTACTACTAAAAAGCAACTGGAGAAGATAGAAACAAATCTATTCCCAGTCGATGGTGTAGAATATGAAAACTATTCAGATTCAGAAGAGGAGGAGGAAGACGATGAATAAGAAAGAGGTAGAAGGTATAGAGAAAGTAATTAAAGAGTACCTTAAGAAAAATTTGAGAATGGAATCTAGGGTTAGGTATCTAGATGCTTATAGCCAACCAGAGAATTATTTAGATGTATATCTTGGAGAGGAAAAGATTCAAGAAGTTTCACTTTATGAATTAGATTTTGGACGATGAATAAGAAAGAGGTAGAAGGTATAGAGAAAGTAATTAAAGAGTACCTTAAGAAAAATTTGAGAATGGAATCTAGGGTTAGGTATCTAGATGCTTATAGCCAACCAGAGAATTATTTAGATGTATATCTTGGAGAGGAAAAGATTCAAGAAGTTTCACTTTATGAATTAGATTTTGGACGATGA